TGTATTAAAACGGATAAATAACTTTAAATATATTTAATAGAATATGGGATATGAAAAAAAAATATAAGGTTACAATAGAAGCTGACGATGAAATTATTTTCATTGCCAACGTAAAAAGAGGAGAGAGTGAGAGAGAAATTGATTTTGAGGGAGCAGCCGCAGATATGGATGAGGCTGAAACTGTATTGTATTATATTAAAGAAGCATTAATTGGGAAATTGAGATGATAGAACAGAAAATAAAAATATTGACAGATTTAGGGTTTGTCCCTATGGTGGAAGGAGTAGAAAATACGTTGTTTAGAATGAACGATGTTGTGATGTCGGTATCAGATCCTAATCAAACACCAGAGCAATTGAAAAAGGAGGTTATGTCTTTAATAAAGAACAGAGACATAGCGGAAAGAGGCGGACAGGTTCCAGTAGTTGAAGAGCCGGCGCCTGAGCCAGAGCAGGTCCAGAAGGAGGAACCGGAAGCTCCGACGGAGGAAGCCGCTCCTAACCCTGGAGAAGAAGATTCGAATCCGTTTACAGAAAATCAAGAAACGTTAGAGCCGTTTTATATCTGTGATGAGTTAAAGAAGATTGAGACTCCCAAATTCGTAAGATTGACATTAGACGATAATCGTTTTTATGTAAGGAAGATGGATGATGGGACGGCCAAGATATATGCTTCAGTAACAACTTTAATCAAAGATGGGTATGTAGATGATAAGACCGCACTTCAGGAATGGAAGCAAGAGATGAAGATGCTTGGTCGCAATCCGGAAGAGGTGGCGCAGTATGAAGCTGATAAGGGAACGATCATGCACTACTTATACGGATTGTACCTAACAGGTAGAGATATGGTCTTAAATCGAAGTTTTATAGTTAAGACCGTACAAGAAGGTAAGCTGAAGATATCGAAGAAAAATCTTGACCGATTCTTTAACAGCATAGATGATCTTGACGATATGATTGTCAGAGTTATGAAGTTTGCCAAATTTTGTTCGGAGTATAAGGTTAAGCCGATGATGATTGAAAGAATATTGTCATTAGAAGATTATTTGGTAGCTACGCCGATAGATGCGATGGTTAAAATGACATTCAAATACAAAGAAGAAGGTTATTTTGGAGCCGTGTATCAAAGGGCTACAGGGCAGTTTAAAAAAGGCGATCCGAAGAAGGAGGTAAGAGAAGTGGAGAAGGAAGAAGTGGTTATTCTCGACTTTAAATCAGGGGGAATATGGGAATCATACGCATTTCAATTAGAAGCTGAAAGAAGAATGGTTAAAGCATGGTATGGGATTGATGCACGTATTATGAACTTTTCTCCAAAAAGCACGAGCAGCAAAGGATATACGCTGAAAGAATGGACAGAAGACAGTATAGCACTTGAAAAGGCGGATTGCGTGTTCCAGCAAGGTATGTTGAATCACCTTAGAAAAGATAAGAAGTTTAAAGTGAGAAAAGGAGTGCTGAATATCAATAAACCATACAATGAAGAGGATCATACGGTTGTATATGATATTACAGAGGAAATGTCTAAAAGATTTATAATATGAGCGATGTTATTATTCCTGAAGGAGATTTTGTGGAAATTGTAAAACCGATACATATCAACCCTTTTGGTGATTGTTTTATTAACATCGAAAGGGGTTCAAAATTAAGATTATAGAAAGATTTGAGAATAGGAGATAAATATGCAATATGTGTACTTGCATCTCATAAGAAATATGGCAAGACCATCGAAATAATAATGCCTATATTGGTCAGAAATACAAGAAGAGTATGAAAAGAAAAATTAGAAGAACAGGAGAGATAATAGACGTAATCACTTTCAGTAGCTCAACTACAAGAAGCGACCATGACAGAATACAGTTCTATGGTGATAATGGGAATGTGATAAGTGAGAGTTTAAATTTTTATCTCGATACCCTTCCTGTAAATGACGAAAACAAAGATGTAGACTGGGAGCAACGTAGATTCGATCTTATCAAGGCTTATTCTATTGAGTTTGTTAAAGCACAAAATAGAAAAGGTGAAATAGATTGCGGAGTATATGTACCAGATGTGGTGTCATGGTCTATAACTATAGCAGATAGAATCATAGAGGCGATGAGAGGAGTTAAAAATGCTTGATTTTAGAAAATACGAAAACGTACCTCGGTTTCAACTTGACCGCAGGCCGGGCAGGAGCCGACTGAAGCTAACCTGCCCAGCTTGCGGGAAAAGCCGGTGCCTCACTCCTTATATTGATGTGGCAACAGGTCAGGTTGTTGGCAACGAGTTCGGAAGATGCGATCATGAACGGACTTGCGGTTACGATAAACGACCTACTGGTAAGGATGTAGGTGACAAAGATCTTTGGATTTCGGGAAACAAGTGTATAAGAGCTTATCGTCCTCCTGTAAATCCTGACGTTGTAAATTACATACCTTTTAGCGAGTTTGAGAGGACTGTGGTTCCAGACGACAGAAACACCGTATTTAGATTTTTATCGTCTCTATGGGGAAAAGAAAGGGTATCTGATGTATTCAGGAGGTATCATGTCGGAACAATGGACTTATGGGGATGGAAAGGGTGTTGTATATTCTGGCAGATAGACAAAGATTTTGTATGTAGAACCGGCAAGATCATGGACTTTTATATAAAGACCGACAGCCAGGGGAATGAGATTGATGTAAAAAGAGTGAAAGAAAAAGACGGTGACAATGAGCGGCCTCATGTCATGTTTTATCACTCGTTGCATGCAAGAGACTTCTTGTTTAGACAATGCCTGTTCGGAGAGCATCTTCTAAGCCAGTATCCGGATAAGGTGGTTAATCTGGTGGAATCAGAAAAGACGGCTATTATATGCGCTGTGAATAAACCAGATGAGTTATTTGTGGCCACCGGAGGGTTGCAGAATCTAAGGCCGGAAGTGATAGATGTTTTAAAAGATAGAAAGACTGTAGCTTTTCCGGACAAAGGACAAGCATTTGAGACATGGAGTAAAAAGATAGATGGGATGATGATAAAGTCAAGGATAAAAGTATCGGACTATCTTCAAAATGTTGAAAATGTAGGAGATGGAGATGATGTGGCAGATTTGATAATTAGTAACAAGGTAAAGGAAAAATATCATGAGCCTGGATGTTTATATTAAGAGTAAGAAGAAGGAAGAGGATCGTGAATGGGTTGCAAACATCACCCATAACATGAACAAGATGGCACAAAAAATATTCGTATCAGAAAATAAAGAAACGCTGTACGATTATGTTTGGAGACCAGAAGAATTGTATAGAGAAATATATACCAATGAGATGAAGAATGTACTTACAAAAGGTATATGTATTATGATCTCTAAGAGAAAAAGTCTTTTGAGATACGAGCCGGAAAACGGATGGGGGTCTTATGATTCATTTCTTAAGTTTCTTATCGAATATAAAGAGGCGTGTGAAGATAATCCAGGTTATATAATTGAAGCAAGCAGATAATATGGAAAATTACAAAAACACTTTAAACGAGGTAGTGGTGATCGAATCGTCACCAGAAACGTATTTTGTTTACGCTATTCGTAATGCTATTCGTATCTCTAAATGCGCGTATCCGACAGCCAAGAAAGTAATTTTCAAAAGAGAGGACGTAGAGGTAGAGATCTCAGAAATGGAAACTGAAAGCAGTTTGTATGAAAAGTTTAAAGAAAAACAAAAGAATAGGGTATGGAACTTAATGAGCGCCAACAACGGGTTTTAAGAGGTGAAATTTGTCCTTATTGCGGAAGAGAAACTGAGCTGGTAAATGCCGATAAAATATATAGCAGAAAAGGCTTAGGGATGGTTATGATGTGCAAACCATGCAACGCTTATGTCGGTGTTCATGAATCAGGGCCGAATAAGGGAAAAGCTAAAGGCCGGCTTGCGGGGCCATCACTGAGATCTCTTAAGATAAGAGTCCATGCCGAACTTGACAGACTATGGTCTACGCCGGAGGAACGGAAAAGGATGTATAAAGATTTATCTGAATTTCTCTCTATACCGGAAGAATACACACATATAGGTATGTTCGGCGAGAAGACGATGGGAAAAATCTTTCAGTTCTGTCATGTAAACAAAGAACGATCAGGTTCGAGAATAGAATGGCATAAGCCTGGAGATAAGTGCCCTAATAAAAACAATCAAATAGTGTCAGGCAGTAGCGCATGTAGAGGATGTCCTGAGTATCTTCATGATGAGAAAGACGGATATGTCTGGTGTGATCCTGATATGAGCTACGGCAGGTTGAAATAGGGCGCGAATTGCCTATCTTTGTGCTATTATTAATCAAAAAAATATAAGCACATGGGCAGATCAACAGAGTACTACAGGACTCATCCCGAAGCCAGGAAGAAAAAGGCTAAAAAGGACAAGGAGATAAATGCCAGACCGGAACAGAAAGCCAAACGCCGAGAGCTTGGTCGTAAAAACTACGAAACGGACAAGAAGAAGGGTAAGGGCTGGAGAAAAGGAAAGGATTGTTCTCATACCAAGAACGGTCTTAGGTATAAATCAGTAAAAGCTAATAGGGGATCCAAATCGGATACGAGAGGTGACAAAAATGCAAGAGGATCTGAAAAATAAAATAGATATAAGAAGGATATTCAAAACCTCTAAACAGGTTATGGAAGAGGCGTATGAGAATATCTTGAAATACAGGCGGGGAGAGCTTATCCCCGCTAAAACCGGATACGATTATATTGATGAGGCTTTGCTTGGAGGTATTTTTCCTCAGCACGCTATTGCCATAGGAGCCCGGCCATCTGTAGGTAAATCGTATGTGGCCCAAAAGATATTGGAAAATGTGATGAATCCGATGATCAACCCGCAAGCAGAAGATTATTTTCTTGTTAATTGCGAGTTCGAAATGAATCCTCAAGATCTTCTTCTTCGTAGAATGAGCCAGGATATGAAAAAGCGGGCTCCTGAAATATTAAGAAGGCAAGATTCTAATACAGTGGAAGAGATGAGGATGTTTGAAATCCTTCAAGGTGAAATCAGGAATAATATAATATACATCGATGCTCCGTGTACGGTAAAAGAGTTTGAGGCGGCTGTGTATCATATAGCTACCAAACACAAAGACAAACGTCTTATAATATTTAAAGTCGATCATATTGCTTTGATAAAAAGAATGGGGTTAGATCCTAAGTCGGCTATAGATGATTTGGTGGCGGTTATGAACGAAGCTAAATTAGTATATAAAAACATATTTTTCCTCATCATATCCCAATTCAACAGAGAGATAGAAGGAAGGATAAAAAGCCCACAAGAGCAACCTCCGCGTCTTTCTGATTTTTACCAATCTGATACGCTGGGTCAGTTATGTACGTTAATGATAGGTTTGCACAATCCTCGTAGGTACGGGCTGGATAAGTATATGATATTTGGGAAAGATTGGTATCAGACTCTTGATAGGTTTAAAACTGAAAACAAAACATCATTCAGGACAGCCGGACTGGTGTTTCATCATATACTGAAGGTAAGGCAAGTTAGTATGGAAGAGCTTACTAATACAATCCACCCAGAGATTCTGCCGGGGCATGGATGGATGTACGGGGAGGGCGGGACGAAGTTCGTGAACCCCAACCAGCCGCCGACGCCGCCCAAGCTCTATACTGTGGAAGACGTTACGGACAATCAGGAACAAGAACAAGAGACAAAAGAAGAACAGTCATTGTATTAAAAAAAATAAGAACCATGAGACTGACAGTAGAAGAAAACGAATACCTGATAAGTAAGTTCCTTTTGGTTCTTACTGAGTTTGCAGGAGATGAAAGAGAGATGTTTTTAATCAACTCCATACATGATAAGGCGGTGGCGGATATGAATTATCGTCTTCCGTCTTTAATAAGCAGAGAACGTAAAAGACGAGTCATTGAGCTCCTTAAAGAAGGAACCAGAATAATCAAGGACTTTTCCGGATATGCAGGTGATATGGGTATGATTAACGAATACGATCGTTTAAAGAAAGAAATAGGAACCGTCCAAGACCAGCTTGGTGACGTAGAAGGTCAACTTCGGGCAGCAGGAGAAGTTATTAAAAAAGAACTTGATATGATTGCTGACCGAATCAAAGAAGACCTCCTCGACCGAGAACTGGCTAAAAGTAATGCCGAGGCCGAAAGAAAAGCCAAAGTAGATCCGAGATACGAAGTAGCTTTAGGTGATTACAAGGAGATGCTGGAAGTGATTTTTACAACCAGAAACAAGTATTCTACGGTAGATTCTGTACATGACGATCTTCGACAGTCGGTATCTACCGGTAGAAATTCGATTATTAAAGAAGGGTACAACAGTTAAAAACAAGGAGGGAATATGGAAAAGAAGGAATTTAAAGTAGGAGAAGTATTTACTGCCGGACTTGTAAGATTAAAATGTGTGGAAGGTGATACATGCGATAGGTGTATATTCGAAGATTACGATTCTTGTTCATGTACAGACATAATTATTGGTCCATGTGGACATGTTGATAGACAAGATAACAAGAATGTTATTTTTATTAAAGCTGATTAAGAATGTACATCAATTTCAGACAACTTGCAGCATCAGACATGACTCCTAATGATCTTGCCAATCTTCTTGCCATAAGACAGAAGGATTCGGTTATGATCGAAGCCATGCCGGAAGAAGATGCTGGGAGGTATATAGAGCTTGGCCTGGTTGAGAAATTAAAATCAGGCGTGATGAGATTGACCAACAAAGGAACGTCTTTTGTGAATTATATAGAGACACCGGAGATGACAGACGAGGTTCTGGAAACGTTGAAGATTATGATAGGAATGTACGAATCGTATTCAAAAGACATAGGTGTCAGCAGAAAAGAAGCGGAATCCAGGTTGTGTTGGTTTATGGGTAACACCTCATTCAAGAAAGAGGTCATACTTCAGGTAACGGAATCTTATATAGCAGAGTCAGGAGATTATACAATGAGCTTATGTAACTTCATATGGAAACCGCCTTCTCAGGCCTTTTCGGTCCATATGAACCTTAAAAATTCAAAGCTCTTTGACTTAATAGCTGAAAAATTTAAGATCGCTACCGAGCCTTATTTGGAGTCTAAGAAGAATAAGGAAATGGATTGGTTGTTTGCCGTATCTAAATTGCCTACGCCGCCGGCTAAAGGCAATCCGGATTATTTGTTTACCGGAAGTTCTGAAACAGACAAAGAGAGATTGAAAAACATAAAAACGTATTTATTTAACAAAATTAGAAAGCAATGGAAAAAGTAGAAATCAGAAAGATTATAGAGGATATAATTATTACTCAGTTTCTTAATTCAGAAATGGATATAGTTCATGAAGAAGATGTGACGTTTAAAGAACTTGGATTAGATTCTCTTGATCAAATTGAACTTGAAATGATGGTGGAACAAAAATTCAATATTGTTATTATTGATTATGATATGGAGACCATCAAAGATATGACTGATCTTGTTTACAAAACAATAACAGAAGGATATGGGAAGTGATATAATTTTATGCATGGCTTTAATAGCGTCATTTGCTTTTGTTATACAGTTTTTGTTGTCGATATTAGGATCTGATCTGGATACGGATATTGATATTGATGATGCTTCTGATTTAAGTATGTCTTTGTCGGACATCATATCATTCAAGGGCATAACACATTTTATTCTTGGATATAGCTGGACTACCTACTTTTCGGGTTCCCATTTAGTAGGGGTTGTGATAGGGTCGTTTTTCTTTATCGTTTTGTTTTACGTATATAAGTTACTTCTTAAGTTAAAACAAGAAATGGTGTACGAATGTCCGGAAGATTTAAATGGCAGAGAAGTGGAGGTGGTATTTAGATCAGGAAAGAATCATTATATGGTAAATATTGTGAAAAACGGGAGACAGGAACAGATGAGAGTAAGGTGCTTGTCTGGGAAAAATTACAAAAATGGTGACAAGGTGAATATAAAATACGAAGAAGGAGAATTAAGTATCTAATTTTTAATATGGATTTTGGACAAGATTTAGAACCAGAGGAACTGACCAATCATTATGATCAGTGTTATAACCCCAAATAGTATTAAACCAATATAATTCTATTATAAAAGTTTAATACATCTCTTTAAGAGATCGGGTTATTAGCCTAAGCCTTGAAACGGAGGCTACGTTATTTAAGAATAGATAGTTACCTACGGATGTTTGCCCAAGTCTGTAGCTCTAAGGTAAGTGATTAAACAGTTCTGGTATTCAGGAACAGTGTTGCTTATTCAAAACCTTAAATAACATTGGCGATGGGTACTTACAGGAGAAATCCTGACTTATCCCTAACGGGATTTACATCTACCAAGGAGACCGAAAGGTCTCCGAGGGGATGTATTAAAACGGATAAATAACTTTAAATATATTTAATAGAATATGGGATATGGAATTGATTTTGAAACAGAAGAAGAGGAGGATGAAGAATATGACTGACGAAGAATTTGCATTGGATAATAAGAAAAAGGTTGTTGTAAGAAAAAGAATATCTTATTTAAGCAAAGGGGATAAAGTGTGGATCGTCTCGTCCGACGGCTACCTGCTACACACGGACGTCGTTCGGCGGGACCGGGGCCGATCTTATGTGGATATAGACGGGATACTGTATTGGAAGCGAGGATTGGATGGCAAACATCGTAATCGTAATAACTACATGCAGTTTGCCATGACGCCGGAGGACGGTAAGAAGTATGTCGTATATTACCCGGAAGGATTTAAAGACGATAGCTTATGATGGTCCCGGAAACACATTTGCTATATAAGGAGTTTAATGGCGTGAAACGTCTTGCCATTTCTTATTCCCAGATAGATACGTTTCTTACTTGTCCAATGAAATGGTATAAGACTTATGTGGAAGGTAAAAGATCTACGGAAAAACAAGAAGCTACGTCTTATGGTACGGTTATTCATAAGACACTGGAATACTTCTTCAAGAACGGAAGACAGCCTTCTGGCAAAGATCTTGGGGAAGCTATAAGTTACTATGCTTACCAAGAAGACATACCTTGGCAGTCACCAGAAAATATGATGATAGCCATGAAGCAATCCGGGGAGCTTCTTGCCTGGATTGTGGATTTATTTAAAAAAGATGGGAATAGATTTATGATAGCTGATAGTGATCTTAATCCCTGCGAGAAACTTATTAGACACGGTGCTATAGTTGGAGTCGAAGAAGATTTTGTGCTGCCGTACCGTCTTCCTAAGCCTGTTGATATAAATGGGACCGTTCATACTCATGTGTACATAGTAGGATCGGTAGACCTTCATCTGGCTATAAAAAGCAAGAACGTAGTTCACCATTATGTCATAGATTGGAAATCAGGAAATAAGGTTTTTGATTCTAAGAAATTGGAAACGAATTTACAGCATCCTATATATTCATTTTACATCTATAGAAAATATGGTGGAGTTCTGCCAGATATGAACATCTATTTCTTTACCAGAACCAGGCAGTACCAAAAGGTTAAGGTAAATGAAGAGCGTAAAACAAAATCTATAGAAATGCTAAATGACACTTTATCTAAAATGTATGATTTTGAAGATAATAGTGTAAAAACATTTCAGGCATACATCCAGGGAGCAGAAGGAGCCAGGTATAGCAAGCGGCGTGCCACCCTAAGCCAGCCTGTTTCGCAAAACAAGCTACCCTGCCCGTCGGCACTGTGTTATTATTGTGACTTTGGATTACATAACAAAAACGAATGCTCTTTCTCTTCAGATTGGGATCCGTCTAAAAAGATAAAGCGATGAAATACGAGGACGTTCAAAAGTTAAGAACAAAATACCGGCAAGATCCGGAGGTTATAAACGTAGAATACATGAGAGACGTTGCTGTAAGAAGCGGGAATTTTAAGAAAGCATTTGAGCTTCAGGAAAGACTGGAGGATATATGGTTTAACTACTTAAAAGAGGTGCAATGAAAGAAGTATTGATAGCAGGAGCAGCGGCCTTTTTATTATTATACTTGTTTGTAACGATTCTTATAAAAATAAGCATGGCAATAGATCGGTATAAGATGAAGAAGAAGACCGACAAAATAAAAGTCGGTCAAAGATACGAATACGAAGGCTACTTCATGGATCCATTTGAAAGAGGCAAGCATGTGATTAAGATATTAGACATAAAGGAAGGGTTCGCTCTATATGAGTACGAAGAAAAACTATATATACGTTCTTCTGTGAGTCTTGAAGATATTGTTAAAAGATATGTTTTAATTACTGATATAAAATAAGGGGTTATGGAAAAGAAAGTCACAATCAAAGAAGGGATGGATATTTTTTACAAAAATGCAGGGAAAGGTATATGGGTCTATATTGGACTTTTTGGAAATAAAGTGCTATCCATTTTAAAAAACAAAGGTGTTATTGCATGCGAAAACGATGCTGAATATTGCGTGTTGATGGATGGAGAAGATCATTTTATAAGTATAGCAAAAGACATGAGTCACGACTATTGTTGTGAATACGTTGTAGAAAGAGCAGAAGCCTACAGAAACTACCCCTCCAAAGGTGCTACATGCAGTGTATGCCTGTTTGAAGATAATGAGAATAAGGCAAGGGAGATGTTGAAAGAGGCGATAATAGAACTTTCAAAAAATAATATAATAGATTGTGATGGGCTTTGAACTTAGACCTTACCAAAAAGAGGCAGTAGATGCCGGGCTTAAGTTTCTTACAGGAAAATCTAAGAAGCCTGGCATAGAAGTCTTGCCGTGTGCAGCGGGTAAATCTTTGATAATCAGCAAGATAGCTCATGAATTAAAAAGACCCATCCTTGTATTACAGCCATCTAAAGAGATTCTGGAGCAGAATTATGCGAAGGCCGTATCATTCGGTTCTGAGCCTACTATATATTCTGCTTCATGTAAAAAGAAAGAGTTATCGGATATGACCTATGCTACACTTAAAAGCATAAAGAAAGACGTAGCAAGGTTGAAAGATATAGGGATAGACACGTTATTGATAGATGAGGTGCATAGCGGGTATTCTCCTGAAGAAGGTTCTGAATTTATGGAGTTTATGAACGAGTTCCCAGAGGCGAAGGTGCTGGGCTTCACTGCCACGCCCTGCCGCCTCCGGACCTACAGTTCTATGCTGGAAGGGAACTACAGCAAACTTAATATGCTGACGAAAGACGAGCATAACTTCTTCAAGAAAATAGTTCATGTAACTCAAATACAAGAACTAACCTCTCAAGGGTTTTGGTGTCCACTTAAGTACGAACGATGGTCGTTTGATGAATCGGCTCTGATGTTAAACAGTACCGGGGCTGAATACACCAACGAATCTATTAAAGAAAGTATTGTAAGAAATGGCTTAAACAACTCTATCTACAAGCGCCTTCTTCAACTTATGAACGAACGTAAAGCCATTTTGGTCTGTATGGATTCTATCGAATCATGTAATAGAATATCAGAGTTCATGAATGCCAGGATGGGAGCCATAACCGGTGTCGTAACATCGCTAACAACCAAAAAGAAAAGAGAGCAAATCATATCAGATTTCAAAGAAGGTAAGTTGAAGGTGGTTTTTAATTATTCAACGCTTGCTACCGGATTTGATTTTCCTGAACTTGATTGTGTGATGTTTGGTCGACCAACTTTCTCATATTCAACTTATTACCAAATATTAGGCCGCGCCGTCCGCATCCATCCTGACAAGAAAGAGGCGCTGATAGTTGATTGCTGCGACAACATGAGGCGTTTCGGTCGAATAGAAGACCTGACAATCGAACAATTCCCTTCTAAGGGCTGGTGTATGTTTGCCGGCGATCAACTTCTGTCCAATATAAGGATGGGTGATATTATTACCAAAGACGAGATCCTTCGCCGGGCAGCCTCGCTTAAATCTGTGAATGGAGATGGTAGGAGAGAAGACGATCTTGACAGTATAATAATGTGGTTTGGAAAATATGAAGGAATTAGATTCAAGGACATACCGGTGTCGTATTTTAGGTTCCTGGCTGAGAATATGACAGTAAAACCGGGAGATAGGAAAGAAAAGATTATCGAATATTATAATAGGATAAAGGCATGAACAATAAGAGAAGAAAAAAAATATCGGATGTTATTAACAACGTAAATAAGTATAAAACAGATTTTGAATACATCAAATCAAAGTTATCGGAGTTAAAGTACAACATAAATTCAGCCAAGGATGATGTTGATATGATTTTAGATGAAGAGACGGAGGCGAGAGATAATATACCGGAATCGTTACAAGACTCAGAAAGATACTGGGAATCAGATCGGGCTGTAACTGACATGGAGGAGGTAATTGATGACATGGAAGGCATTATAAATGATATAGATGATGTGATTTCAACCATAGATGGGAGCATTAAAACCATAAATGGTTCTATAAAGGTAAATTTAGAAGGAATAATGTGAGTCCATAAAAAACACCATAAGTAAAATTTAACACAATACGCTTGTATTAAAGTTACACAATCTATATTTTTACGTCGTGTAATTTTAATACAAGCGTATTTTATTAAATAATTTAAAAGGTATGATTTCTAAAGACAGGTTATTGTATGGAGTGGTAATCAGACAGGACATTAAAACTTCCTTTATGTCATTAACTGGATTACAAGAGGCATATACAAGAAAAAGAGTGGAGATGGGGTGGAATGATAAGAGAATAGAAAATATTCTTTCGAACAAAGAGAGTGCAGAAAGGATATTTTATATTCTTAAAAAACAGAAATACATAAAAAGTGAAACCTTGAAAGAGTTTATGGATATAGTGGAAAACAACTCTTTGATAAAAGTAATGAAGTGGTATAATGCCTATAAGACTACAGGAAGAGGAACAAACAGGAATGTTATGTGTGATCCGTATATATGGGTTTTGGTGGCTGTAGAATTAAATCCAATGCTATATGCCGAAGTGACGGGATGGTTGAATGATAAACTTATTTTGGATAGAATAGGGATAGGAGATAAATACAATACGCTTTCTAGGGCTGTATCCATATTTGATAATGTTGATTATGCGGAAATGGCAGATAAATTAAATTGGATTGTATTCAATAAGCATGGATATGTACTAGATGGAAGGGCAACTCAAGAGCAGTTGAAAGAACTTGAAACCCTACAGTCTAATCTTGCATTCTGCATAGAAATGGGAACCATCTCTTCTTTCTCTAATTTAATGAACATGATGAGATCTATATATGTAAAGAAATGGGGAGAAGAGGCTGTAACTTCTAAAAACGTAAAATAATATGGGAGTAAAAGAAATAAGAGAGCTACTTAGACTCTACAATCTCGAACATAGTGTCGTCCAGAACAAAAACTCTGGGCGGTATTCTATTATTCTTCACAATAACATCATAGGAACGAACGTAGATGGAGAGAAGGTAGTTGTATTCAGGACCATTCCGGAAGGAAGCAACACGTTCTCTATGGAACGAAATAGATTCTATGAGGAATTTGTAGAGGTTTTTGATGACGATAAGGCGATTGAAGCCGTAAGACAATATTTTGAGAATAACAGGAATGATAAAGTGTAAGACGAAGATGGATTATATTACTATAGAAATGAGGTAAAACAACGATAAAACAATGGAAAAGATGGATGATAACACTAAAAATATCCTTTATCCAAAAGGATCTATTTTTCGCATATTGAAAGATGATATAATCAGTGCAGAATTTAAAATAGCCAAAGGAGCTATAGCGGAGGCAGTATCAGACATAGAAGTAAATGATAAATATGCTGAGGTTTGTTGTAATGGGGAGACGTTCGTCATAGAAACGGATATTATGGATATTATTCTTTCCAAAGACCCCGTAGAAAATAAATCGGTGAAAAATGACATCATTGACGATAAACTACGATGGGATTTACTTCCAATGGAAGAGATTGAGGACATTGTAAAAGTCTATCATGCCGGCGCCAAGAAATATGGGCCTAATAATTGGCAGAACCTTGACAACGGATTTGAACGGTACCGTGCTGCGATGTTTCGACACCTGATGGAATACATGAAAGGGGAAAGAGTGGATCCCGATACAGGATGTTTTCATCTTGCACAATGTGCATGGAACTGCATAGCTATGCTGTGGTATGACAAGCATGGAAAAGGGTTGATACCATTAAATAAGGAGGAAAAGAAATGACAATAGAACAACTAAATTATTTATGGGAAAAAGAGCTTCGTGCTATAAGAAATCATAAAGACAATATTGATAGAATCAAAAAAGAGTATTTCGATTCTGTTTATGGATTGAAGAAGGGAGATAAAGTGAGCGTTATTTACAAACATTCGAAAGAGCCTCTTGTTGGTTTCTTTAAGAGCGTGCAAATCATAAGTCCTGGAACAGTTATATTTACAATCCAGGAAGTTAATAAAGAAGGAAGACCGGGAAGAGGAACTTATTTGGTGCATGAACACGATTTAAGCGAAATCAAAAAAGTAGAATAACATGATTAGAGCAAGATTTTACATTAGAAAGGATGACTGTGACAATGATTACCGTCCAGTCAAATGGCCTATAAAATATCCATATTGGTGTAGTGCAGAATCCAGTAATTCATTTGTATTGGTGGCGTATGCTGAAGATGAAGACAGCATAAAAGAACTGTGGCCGGAGGCGTATGATATTAATGTCTTAGAGAAAGATACCGAAATTAGATTCACATTAAGATTTCCTAAGCCGGAATGGTATGAATTATATGAAGAAATGTATGATACATTTGTGTGGGTTACAGACACATGTCTGCAAGATGGTAAGATAAGAAAAGTAAAAGCTAAAATAGAAGATTATGATGGTACTTTATTAGCCGACACCCCTAACCGGTTAACTCCTTATACAATAGGGTATCAAGCTTTTAAAAGTAAAGAAGAAGCTTTGAAATATGTAGAGGAACAGAGAACGGATTTAATTAAGTCTCTTAAGTTACAAATACATGAACTTGAAAATCTAAAATTTGAATACGATGATTAACTATGCAGCAAAAGCCAGAAAAGCTTATTTGATAAACAATTTCGATAAGATTCTTAACAGTCTTAACACGCTTCATTCAACGGTTGAGACCATGACGTTGTTCGTAAACGACCAGGCTTATAATTACATTCTTAAGCTAAAGGAAGTAATTAAAACCAGTCCTATGTATAAGCACAATATCAAGCGTCTTTTAAATGATATGGACAAAGAGATAAAGAGGTACAATGCTTCTATCTACTACATAAATAAAGAGCGTAGTGAGGTTATAGCTGATATAACACAAGCGATGGAAGATTGTCTCATGCCATACATAGACAATCTGGCCGGCGCTATAAGGGCAGCCGTGTGGTCGAAGGGTGTGTCCGAGGAGCGGACGGAAGCGGCGGTACTGTCCCTAATCGTATCCTCCTTGGCCACGACATCAGGCAGACTTATCTCAGGTGGATATCAGATCATGAAAGAAATGGGTGGGGGTCAAGGTGGTAATCCATTTACGTTTATGAGCATTGATAAGATAAGACACTTATCTACATCATTATCTGATGCTATTACCGGTGGGGAAATAGCTCTTGAAGAAAAAGAAGCCAATGATATAACTAAGGCAATGGATGTTTTTATTGAGAAAATGTCTGATTCGGATATTGCTGATAAGGTGATCAGCATACTCGAAGAGGCAGAATATAAAAATAAGGAGGAGCGATCGTGAATTATTTGGATGGGTATGTAGAAGAGATTCTTTCCGAGCCGTACTATGATGATTATGGCTCTGGGATTTTTAGGTGGTGGGTGAAAGTATCTTACGTTTGTTGTGGCATAGGAGCTGTCACTACCTTAATGTTTGATACGAGAGAAGAAGCGGAAGCTGTAAAAACAGGTTATAAATTTTTATGTTGAAAATAATATGAGGTATTTTATTTTATTGATGGCACTTGTGTTATCATCATGTTCGCATGATGATAGTCAGGTTAATAACGGATGGGTTATATATGATCTACGTCCTTTAGAAGATGGATGTATAATGTATTATGGTGAAGACGAAAGAATTTCAATATTTTATAATAATAGGCTTATAAAATTCGTTGGATACCAAGGGGAATACAATATCGGAGATTCTATTAAGATCGTAAAAGTTAAATAATATGGAAAAGAATTTAAAACTCATATGTCCAAAATGTGGCACCCCTCACCAGCCTCATTCTCCGCACACGATGGATGCAGATGGATTTGAAAGGAGTGAGATAAGAACTGTCATGGAAGACAGGGGATGGTGCTACGAATGCTCTTTTTGGCAAAACTTGTACGACAAGCACAAAGACGATCCTGGATGGGTTAGGATAGACGGTGTAAGCTGGGTGCTTAAGCCTATGGTGGAAAACGTACCGAGCGGATGGAACAGCCTTGGATGTGGTGGAAGAAAAATGTATATCAATATCGAAGGGAAAGGCATTGTTACATCAAATAACTGCTGGTGTCAAGGTGATGTTTCGGACGCATTCAAGGATCTGATGCCTGATAATGCTACTTGGGCTACGAAGGAGGAATTTGACAAAGCTCCTGTAGTAGGACATATCATAGAAGGTATTGGTTTAGTTTTCACGGATAGGGGAGGTCATGAAGTTAATGCTTAGAAACTTATTTCATGTTCTGCTTATACAAGAAAAGATGGTAACTACAACAATCCCCAACCATACAATAGGCGTACGGTTGGGGATTGTTGTCATATCGTAAAATTAAGTGTTTTTTCTAATATCAGATATTCAGTATGAACTTTACTTCCGCCATCATCTATCAAGTCCAAATTAATATAAGCTGTATATGATACATGATGATCACCAGGAGTAAGACGTTTCATTTCTGATAAGAACATAGAATTTAAACCTTGGCCAGACCATGATTCTGGATATGGCAAAGGTGTAAAGTCGGCATCTGTACATCTTATAGCCCAAGTAAGATTAGGATCTGCCCTAACTATTCTATCATGAGGTCCATCAATTACAAGATCTGGCATCTCATATTGGTAACTATCATAATTAAGGACAATAGGATCACCAAAGTTTACACCGTATATAGCAGCAGGTGGAGTAAAGCTTGTTATTAAAAAGGTTCTATTAATCCTATTGGTTGTTCTTAGCGTAAACTCATCAGGTGCTATCACACTTACTCTAAATCCATAATAAGGAGAGGTTGTTAAAGCAATAGCAAGAACCACCGAATCCTGTTCAAGCAATTCCTCTGTCGTATCAACCTGACTATCGATCTCTTGCCTATCTTCCATTGGAACACCGCCTTGGACACTTATGGAATCCAGCCGTTCTTTTTTAGACAGAAAGATAAATTGCCCGCCCTGTGGAATGGTGCCTACTTTCTTTCCTTCTACGATTACCCCCCCCCCTATACAATTGCTAACTATCTTATACTCATATAGTTTAGCATTATTTTCAAATCTTCTTCTCATAATTTTATAAAATTAATTCAGTAAAAGGACGGACATAATGTGAACTACCCCTTGAACCTGTATCCAAATGATCTCCTTGGATGTTTATATCATAATACCACGAATAGGTAAATTTTTCATTTCGAGTGGATGTCCACATTCTATTACTCATTATCGTACCTCCTACCATTAAAAGGCATTCGTTTATTTCATTAGCATACAATGATATCAAAAAAAACTCTCCGGCGCCACCTACATATCCATTTTGACCATTTTTAAATAAATAGCTATTAGCTTTATTAAAAGCGTAATCTGTATTACTGGTATCATATTCAAGATACGCATTCTGATTTTCACGCCCCCAATAATCCTTTTTAATAGTTCCCATATGAGAACTATCTTGTGCAAATATATTGTCTATTTCTCCATCCTTACCCCAACGAAATGTGCCAATATATTCGGTGGCTATAACAAAACACACTTTATCTACAAGAGCTATTCCATTGCATAGATCATTGGAATATCCTTTATTAGACCAATTTTCTTTTGTATATAATCCTCCATCTACATGTTGGATGTATATGCCTTTATTGATTATAAGCGAGGGATTTACCCCCATCCCTATTTGAAATCTTCGTCTCATTTTTTTTTGCAAGATACTATTTTTTTTCATAACAAAAGAAACCGGTTCTCTATCATCTCTGACTGAGAACCGGTAAGAAAACAATTTTAGAAAAAATTTAACCTACATAATCTTTCAAGTAAGAACAAAAAAACGTACAATCTACTCTTTGACGATGCTAATATAACATATTGGAATCATACAAAAACAATGCAAGTCCGATATTCTTCGTCTACTTGTAGCTCACATCATCGTCTCCTTCTGAATCAGGAGTGGCACCGATGAAAAACATCATTGACTTGTTGTTCGTCTGCTGCCACCAGTTATAGGCACGCGCTACGTCTTCCGGCGTCTTGATATTATACCATTGTTTGATAAACGTCTGTTTGGCGAGTTGCCTAAATAACTTAGACTCTCCTTTGTATGTGCCGGATGTTACTTTATCAAGTGAGTAATTCCTAAGATCAGTAAGATCCTTCAACTTCCGCCCCATGACAAACGGGTCGTTAATGATATCTACAACGTTAAGCTCCATAATAAACGGCATCTGTGAAGCTATTTCGTTTATGGTTCTGAATCCGACATAGGATCCAAATTGAGTAAGCCAACTTTCTTCGTTTTCATCATCATCACGCCATCCGGCAAGAAGCATGGATACGGCTTGCATGATAAGGAACGTGCCGGCATAGACACTGAGACGTTTTATATTGGTTTTCTCTACCTCATTCATATTGTCTTTATTTTCGTTCCAGGCATCTATGATGTTTTTCATACCAGACTCGGAAGCTAAGCTAAATGTTTTGGCTATCATATTTTTTAACGTAATTGACAACCCTTCCTCTTCTTGCATTGTCTGGAAATTGAAGCCACGTCTTTTCCACAGACGTTGAGCCGCCAGCACCAACCATCCTCGGTGGGCGGTCATGAACCTGGCTATCCAGTTGCGCGATGCGGCAGTTCGGTTTTCTTCATTCAAAGATCCGTTACATATCTGCGACAAGCTACGAACTTGATTTCTGGTTATAGCCATCTGGGTTTCAACTTCCTCAACAGTAACACCCGATCCGGGCTTTACAACCACCTTCCCATCCACGACATCTACCATACTCCATAAAGTACGATCTTTTAATGCATTCCATTCTCTTTTTATGGTACTCTGTTCTTTATTACGTTCTTTTTCCATCTTGAAATCTTGGAACGTGTAGAACCGGCCTTTGTAATAACGAACATTGTCCATAGTAGCAATCATAACCTGCGGATCAAGAGGGTAGTTCAGGATTTCCATAAAAGCATACATAGGCGAACGCATTAAGGTCCTGGCCGCTCTATTGTATCCGGCACCATACATACGATTTCGGATATTGAATATCCCCATTCTCTCACCTATGACATATAATTTGCTTTTCCTATCTATGTCTCCGGTTTCTGCTATACAAGATGGCGCAAGACGGGAAAACTCAGCCGATGCGTATTTAAGGGAATCTTTGCTTATATACTGTCCTACGGCTGATTCCATGATGAGGTTGATATGGCCGGTAAGGGCGCCGGTAGCTGCCACAAATGGAGACAGTGCCAAGTTCATGACCGACATAAACCTTTCAACAGCCATCATAATTCTTGTAAGGTCTACCGTATATCCTCCGATGTTCACCGTAAGTTTTTTGGTGTTCATCCTAATGCCATAATAATGATCGTTGAAGAAGTCCCTGAACATCTGATATGCTTGGGTTGCTTCAGCCTTTTTACCACCTTCAAATTGTTTATTTAGTAACATCTGCTCCAGTCCTTGGGCAAGCTCTATAGACTTCTGCTTTTCGTTATATAACGATGACTGCATCATAAGCATCGAATAAGAGTAGCCAAAATCGTGAGATACATCATCTTGGTTCTCCAACTCATATATGTAGTATTTAGGTATAGACCTAAGTCTGTCTTCCGGATCATATACTTCCCCTTGCCTGGTCTTACCATATAGAGAATCGTCTACTCTGTCCAGGCACAGATCTGATACAAAATTACGAACCGTATTTTTGAAGTTAATACCCAATCCTTCCATACGTTCTATGTCTTGTTTTGATATCTGTGGAATAGCATACAAATTGGGACTCTGCTCTTTGTATAGATCAAGGGATTGTCTTTTTATTTCCTTGAGTTTTTGAATCATATTCCACTGCTCTACGTTTTTAGTAGCAACTTCATTACCGTCAGCATCATACTTGATACCAAAGTCATTGAAATACGATTCATCACGATACAGGCTTTTCTTAGGCATGCGATGACCATACCCATGATCTTTTACATAATCAGGATTACGGCCGCTATTTTCGGCTTCAGATTCAGCCACCCATGCCCTTGCAGGATCGAAAGACAGGTACGATATGTCCATGCCATAATCTTGGGTGGATGTACCGTTTTGTACGTCCTTAACCATCTGCGCCACATCTATCTCACCTCGACCTATTTTGTCGATCATGGCCGCATATCCGGTAGGCGCCATGCGTTTATAGTACGAAAAAACCTGGCTTCTGGCAAATTCATTAACAATAGCATTAGCTTCTTCTACGCCCTCTTCTCTTGTATTATTTAAAAATAAGCTGGCCATCTTAGCATTAACAGCATTCCTGAAATCTCTACCGTCTAATTCTTTGCTTATACCAAGCTTTTCTGACAGGTAGTTGGTTTCAGATACGGTAAACAGATATCGGTTATCAGCAGCCTTAAACAGCTTATCCCTTAAAGCCTGAATCCTTTTTGCTTTCTTCGCCGTAGTATGACGTTGTACGAACTTCCATTCCACTTCCTTGGAGTCAGCAAGAGCATTTAAATAAGACTGATTTACTTCGTTTTCAGCCTTACTGCTTTTAGTAAGGTACTTATCAATATCTTCAAGACCCACCATCTTAGCATAATCTATCAAAATAGCGTAATCGGCTTCAATAGCTTCAGATGCGGCCCTAAAAGCATCTCTTTCAGATGAGGTAAATGTCGCTTCGTTAATCTCTCCGATATCAGCCACATCGCGATTGTTTCCGATTATTTCCTTGATAATAGCCTTATTTTTTTCTATATCTTTCACAATAGAATCCACGTCAGTCGCATCTCTATCACTTGTCGTAGAACTAATGATATCATGCGCCATTTTAAGATACGAAGCCTTGTTATTTGATTCGGTACGTGCCGACTGTTCTGATTCTACATCATTCCAAAACCGATCGTTGAATGACAGGTGACCTCCCAACATAAGTGTCTTCAGCGCAGCTTCTCCTCCAGACTCGCTCTGAATCGTTCTTAATTTTTGCAAAAACGATTCTGATACGGCATTAGTGGCATTATTTGATTCCTTTCTCCAAACTTCATTTATAGCTTGTATTTCTTTGGCCATCTTAAGTTGGTCGCCGGTTTTTTCCACTCTCCTGGTTCCTACATATATGTATTCTGAAGCTGCTTCCTTACGTTGTTTACGAAGCAGTCCTTCTTCTTCGTAATTGCTGCTTTTAAAATAGGCAACCTCATCAAAATTACCACCGCTATCAATAAAAGGCTGCCTCAATATCCGTTTTTGCCGGGATAGGGCATTAAGATATTCTTTGGTTGTTTGAGAAACCGGATACCCTAATTCTTCTTCAGCCTTTTTGTATATGGATTCCATTCTTGTGGCATAACTTTCGCTAAATTCCAGTTCCGAATTTTCAGCATCCCACTTTTCCATCTGCTCTGTATAGATCTTTTCCTGCTCGATGGTAAAAATATCGGTATTAACTCTATCAGACGATGGTTTGAATTTAGCGTTTTCAGTAACCGTATTTCCATCCTTGTCAACTACTTCTCTTTTAAATACGTAATTACGGTTATTGTCAACCACATCACCAATTTCTTCTTCTGATATCTCTATGTTCATGGCAGTCGCAAACGCTCGCATCTGCGCCAGCTTCTTATTACGATCGTATTTAGCCATATCAAGAGCACTACGAAGATAATTAGAAGTTTTGCCGTCTACTTTCTGAAGCAGTTTTTCAAATTCAGATTTGTTAAAACCATGCTTTTTAGCATATGCCAGGAAGTCGGATATGGCGGGCTGGGCATTCACCATCGCATTGTAATTGTCTTTGGCAATCATAGATCCAAGAGCGTTATTGAACGGGCTGGAAGAATGCTCTAATATACCAAACCACCTACTTATCCAAGAAACATCGTGTTGAACCTTGTCAAAAAATTCTTTTACTCTCTTTACCTTATCTGCCGGCACATGAAGTTCGTTCATTAACTTATCAAGCAACGTACTTTCATCAAGGTCTTGTACTGATTTAATATCAGACTGAATACCATTGATGTCGGCAATGACGGTATTGATCCTATTTGTATAATCCTGCTTTTCACGTTCATCAAATTCGGTACTTCTGTTACGGATATATCCTCGAAGATCGTTCATGATCGGAAGAACCTGATTGTTGATAATATCTACGTTCTTTCGATCATTGGTATTGAAGTGAAGCTTACCGTCTTTGGTATCACCATGAAGGATGGTGTTCACCACATTACTTAAGTATCTGACCTGAGCTTCGGCTGTGGAGATCATGCTGTTCATGGCAGCCGCCATCTCATTCTTGTCTATTTCGGTCTCTACCTTATTTATCTTATCTTCTATGGTCTTAAGCTGCGCAAGGGTCATAGACGTAGTTACAGCCCTATCAGAGCTTATCTGACGTAAGTCTCTTAATGTTTTTCTTAGTGATCTGATCTTAGACTCAAGAAACTTGTTCTTGTTCATAGAAGAAAGGGAGTATAATGTAAAATCATTATCCTTTAACAGAGAGGTATCAAATCCTTTATCTATGTCGGTAATAGCAAGATCACGAATGTTTTTAATAACGTTATTCAAATCTTGTCTTTGGGTAGATAAAGCTGATTTAAGCCAGCTTACGATTCCAGAGAGAAGCTGCCGGACGCGCCCCAGGAAGGAGGTGGGCTCTACCGGCGCCTGTGCTGTGCCGGTCTGCATCTCCCTGGCGAGGATCTTTCCAAGAATTTCTCTCCTAACAGCATTATCAAGCTCAGCTCCTTCATATACTTTACCGTATGTATTATAATACTGACCTGCATATTGGTTCCACTCTTCCGTACCTTCCACATCTTGCAGAACAGCCTCAACAGCATTCTGATCTCTGTATGCCTCTACAAGGAAGTGGGCTGTTTCTTCTACTAAATCAGATAAAGTAGCATCTTCACCAACTGCTATTACGTTATTGGCAATATCCGCCAATGCCTTAGCAGAAGGTTCGTGCCCGTATTTGGTTTGGTACTTCTCTATATAATCGGTCATACCTATGACACTAACGCCAAGAGTTTTCAGTATCTCGACAATAGAATTTCGTTGGTCACGTTCCTGCCTGCTATAATCTGATACGATCTTAGCTTTAGTATCAGCATAAAGATCGTTGTCTTCTAATATGAATGAAACTACAAGCGCATCAAAATGATCGTACTTGGCGTCCAATTCATTGTATCTTCCTGACTTGAGATCGTTCTTTATCTGTTCCCTACTAATCCTTTCCGTTCCTCCGGTGGCGAGTCTCATAGTTACCTTACTGTTATCCAACGAGCTTATGGTTATCATACCTTGGTCGTTCATGGAAACATCGGAACCAAAATGATTACGGAGCTCGGTGTAGGATAAGGCTGAATTGAAAAGTCTAATTTGTCCTGTATGACCTTCTCCTGTAAGATAATAGCTTCTTGTTTCAGGATCGAATATCTTAGATCCGGACAAAAGACCTTTCTTTATAAGGTAGTTAATTATACCACCTTTTGTTGATAAAGAAGTAGAAGCAGAAGCGGTCATGACCGGTATAAAAGATTTGGGATTATTAAGAACATACTTTCCAGCTTTGTAAGTAATGTCTGCCACGCCATCCACGGTAGATTCTTGAACGGTTCCTGATAAGAATCCTATTCTAATATCATTCCCGCCAGAGCGAAGAGCTTCTCCGTAATCTTCAAATAATTGACTACGATCGTTCATGAAAAACAAACGAGGCTCTCCAGTCTGATACGTTACACCCACAGGATTAGAATCTGTTTCTGGTAGCTCTTCTGGGCTAAATATCTTAAGACCGTCTTTTATAACCATATAATTAACACCCTTATCCTGTACCACAGATACGGGAGTGAAGTCCGAAGATATAGCATCTTGTAAATACTGCCCGGCGTCTATTCCTGGTTCTTCCGGTACGGAAATACTTGATGGGATCATAGCATCCACCAACATAATATTATCACCCAGATCTTGGCTATAGAATCCGAAGCCTGATTCTTGAATCCCATAAGTTGCATCTGATTTTGATACAAGAACAGGATTACTCATCTTAGAAGCCTTATCCAGTACCCTTTCTCTATAAGCTTCCGGGATAAGATCGATGTTGGATTTTACCTTATTATAAGCCTGTTTGTTGATAGGCACTCTCTTTCTCCAGTCGCCAAAAGCCTTTAAGAACTTGTTGGAAAATACGGTTTTAAAAACAGTAGTAGCCCGCTCCCTGTTCTCCATAAGAGGAACAGATGCTATTTTATCAAACAACATAGACCTGTCCCCTGATCTGGTAGAGACAGAAACAACTTTCTTTTTATTATCTCTTTTAATAATACACGTTGATGTCATAGTAAAACATTTTTGTTATGAGACAAAGGTAGTTAAAAATCAAGCATATCATAGAAAATAAAGCCATCTAACTTCTCAGTCTGATGGCTTAAAAATAATATGAAAAAAAATTATAATCTGACGAAAAATCGTCAAGTTCAGCTTATATGTAATGCATGTACCCATCTCGGTGTATAAACCTTCCTGATTCGAACCTTTCCACATCATCCGGTCCAATTGGCCCGCAGTCTTCCCTCTTTGCCTCATACCACAGCCCAGGCTTACGGAGCCGGCAGGTTATGACGTATTTAAAGCAGTTGTGAGTAAAATGGAATACGGAGCCTACTGGGAAATACCTGGTAGTTTGAAACACTATTCTTTTTCGTTTAGTATCAAACACTATATCTCCTACTACCTTAGTAACGTAATAGCTTATGCCATTTAACGTTTCATCTGTCTGCGGTATCCAATAATAACCTCTTGCCATGCCACAAATATACGGAAAAGTAGGATAACTTATGCATCCGACTTCATTATTTGTTTAAACAGACCAATTCCGTCTATTATAATATGACCACTTTGCATACGACCATTATTAGGATTATGTAGAAAATTGAAACCACTTTCTTTTTCCTGTCTTTCAAAAGAACTGATATCCTTTCCTCTACGAGCTCTTCCAAAAGCCTTCTTGAACAACTTTCCTCTGAAGGTCTTGACAAGGTTCTTGGTAGCGTTATTGCCGGCTTTTACCATTGCTTTCCTTGCCTGGTCCTCCGAGACAAAACTGCTTCGGAAAATATACGATGCTGCTGCTTGTATGTCCTGCTTGGTAATCATATGATAAACATTGCTTTCAAGGTACCGATCTCTATTCCATATATCAGTTTTGTTTCATCTTTATCATATACGTCAAAAAAGGATTCACTTGAGTCCTTTGGATTTACGCTCAATTGAGCTATGCAATTACCAGCATAAACCTTAAGCTTATAATTATCAGAGTATATATCCTGCAACATGATTTCAAATGTTTCAATTAATTGTTTAACAAGGATTACGTTAAATGAAAAAGATTCTTTGCCATTACCCTTAAATGTGATATAATCAAAATCCTTGGTGTTGTCAAATTCGTACTCTACCCGACTGCCGTCCATCATATTATAAATGATTGACTTTTTGATTTTAAACCCCATGTTATTTTGTTTTTTTTAGTTAATATAAATCTTCTGAATACAATTGTTCTCTAATGGCACTCCTATCTACTACCATTTCCTGATTATTGTTTCTAACAAGTTCAGACGCTTCCTCTCTTGTTAAAAACCGATTCTTGCTTGTCAAAAATCCTTGAACACTGCGGTTTTTATGGGCTATACCGTATGCCGCAAGTTGAGATAGTATAGAGGGGTGTCTCAATCCACAGAACACGGTGCCGGATGGTATATTGGTGGGCTGATAGGGACGTTTCTTGTCGTCCTGTACCCAGATGGCCGCGCATATCACGATTTCTTTATTACACATGATACGTTTTTCTATTAAATTTATTAAATCCGTTCATTCACTTTAATATAATCGGATGCCTCTTCCCTCTAATGAGTTTAAGCTTTTTGCGTGAAACATCTTTTGAATTTTCTCCGTTGAAATCCCTGATATTGAAACTCCCTGATTTTCTCCTTCCATAAACAAAACATATTTTATTATTATACAACACTTTATCAAACAACCTAAAACCAAAAACCTCAAAAGGAGCTTGATTGTTTTTCTTCTTTCCTCCTTTTAAAATTTTCATTTTATGTATTTGCCTATTATGCCTACGAATTAAACGTTTTAAATATTGACATCCGATTCGTTTCGCATTAATGTTCTTAGAAATGACAAACGCGTCGGATGTATGGGATTTTTCAATCCCGTATTTAATCCGATTATGTTTCGTAATATAACCAAACGTCATAAAAACTCTGTCGTATCTGGATTTTAACTCTTCATACAACCTCCATTTCATAATTCCCATTACGGCTGCGTCGCGATCCCCGTTTGATCTTCAAATCTATATTACCTTTATGGTATTCTTTGTGACAAGTTTCACATAAGGTAATAAGATTAGATGGGGAATCCCCTCCGGTTTTTCGAGATTCAAGATGATGAACATTAAGGATTTTGGATTTCGATTTTCCTTTACAATACTGACATTTATGTCCATCTCTTGCTAAAACATATTCCCTAACGTTCCAAAACCCAAGTTGATCACCCTCCTGATATTCTTTACCTGATATATTAGGATTGTTAATCTTTTGAGTATCAAATTGAGCTACTTCGATAACAATACGAGATATTGGTAATATAGAACATACATTGTCAATAACACGAATATGGGCGTCTACTTTGTACTTCACCGAAGGTGCTATCCATCCTGGACGCTTGCTTTTTATTCTATTATTGAAACGAGGTTTTCTATACCTCAATCTATTCCGTCTTGTTCTTCGTAGCTCCCTTCTGGTAGACAAAAGATCTACGATATCATTTCTAAGGATAACTTCACTACTGTAAAGTTCTTTGCTTTTCGTCGTTGCTGATAAACCAACATGTTTAGTACCAGCATCAACGCCTAACACAATTTCTTGTTTGTAATCAGATGTAACGTACATTAATTTGATGGTAAACGGACATAGGTTCACAACAACTGCCTTTTTGTCTTTAAGCAGTCGTCTTACCCTACCATGCCTTGTTGTGGGCATCATAGGTTTACCATTTATGTCTTGTACGTACACCATATCTACAAACGTTTTTAATGTTTATTCAACATAAGTCAGAGTGAAACTCTGTTAGTACCCATCGCCAATGTTATTTAAGGTTTTTCGTAAGCAACACTGTTTCGCAAATACACTACTCCTGTTTAATCACTTACCTTAGAGCTACAGACTTGGGTAAATATCCGTAGGTAACTATCTATTCTTAAATAACGTAGCCTCTGTTTCAAGGCTTAGGCTAATACCCGGACCATTTCTGGTACATTAAAACCTTATAATGAAATTATATTGTTTTAATGTTATTTCGGATATCACAATCTATAGATTCTATTACCTTAATATCCTCTTCTGTGAATTTACCTCGTATCGGAATAGCGTAATGACCAGGGCAGCCATCGGTTCCGAAATATGCGATTCTAACCACGATATTTACAATATTTTAATTTATTTTGCTAAAACATTCATATAACATGGCACATCTACCACATCTCTTCTACGAAGTCCCTTATCAAAATAGGAAACCATATAAGTGTTTTTACCTTCGTGATCAGGTCTGGGATCAAAGCATTCAAAAACGAATCTTGTTCTACCTTCAAGATGACCAAACATGAAAACAAATTCGCCACCGTATCTTTTATTAGCCAATTCTTCTACAGTCATAATCTGTCCCCTCCTAATCCTGAATTGATGCTAACGTACTTAACACGGACATCATTTCCACGTCCAAGCTGACCCCAGCCGGGCGATGGCGTTCCCTTGGCCGGAGCAGGGACAGCCCTAAGCCGAGACCAGTCCTGCTTTTGCCTCATGGCTTCAGCCTCTTTGTAATACCGGTTACACAGTTCTTGATCTTCGTAACCAACGTAATCTTCCTTATTTTCCATAAAAAATACTTTTTCAACAAAAGTACGACATTCATGAATTAATTAGATTTAAAATAAAACAATATGAATTAAAATAAAAACCCGATACGTTAAAATCGCATCGGGCCTGGTATTGAAAAAAAAATAGGTTCAGATCTCAGGTCAGATCCTTCCAGTTTATTTTTTCGCCGAGGTAATCTTGCACGGCAAGCCATCTTATAAAGGCTACTCCTTCGGGAGCATCCGGATCATCCAAATACATTAACGTAGCTTTCACCAACTCGTTCTCACATTTGAAGACCTTCGGAAAACCATCCGAATAGTACATTGCAAAGACATATTGGACATCGCCCCATGTCGCTTTATCCGGCTTCTTCGCTCCGCACTTTTCAAAAATATCTTTTATTTCCGGCTGCTTCCAGATCCTCTTGGATCCATCGACGTTGACCATCTTCTTTACCGCCTCATCAGCGAGAGCATTAGAAAAATGGTAGCCGTAAGTATCTACATATTTCTGATAAGCTGGATCCTCTGCGTCTGCTCCTCAATAAGAACGACCTCTGCCACGTCCGCGACCTCTACGCATCTGAGGTCCGTCACCGTAGTATCTGTCGTCTCCATAGTAATCGGTCGGGTAGGATTCGTAACCCATCCTCCGGTATTCCCGGTCCTCCATTTCATGACGACGTTCGCGCTCTTCAAGCCTTCTTTCCCTTTCTTCCAGCTCGTTTTCGCGTTCTTCCATTTCCTTCATCTTCTCATGCATACCGTAATGGTCGTAAATACCACCACCGTACCCCATGTACGTCCCATCAGAACGCCGGCTTCTGCCTCTGCCTCCACCTCGTCTGTCTTCTATCTCGTCATATCCAGGATATTCTCTGTGTCCTGAATTTAAATCATATACTATCATATTATACTTATTTCAAACGTTCTACAATTAACTTCTTTAAATCTTCGAATGAATCAGTAAGGTCATTCACCTTATTTTCTATACCAGCTATTTTACGATCCTGCTCTCTCGTTTGTTTGAATGCCGGATTGATGTCTTCTAATATAGATTCACAAGCCTCTATCTTGGCACGATGGGCATCTACGCTGTTTATTATGTCTTGACTGGTGTTTTTTATAGCATTCAGTTCGTTCATAATCGGATCTATGCTGGTAGATAATGTTATGCCCATAGCCTTAGCCACATTCTGGGATTCCGGGACCGTATAGGTCTTGGTTTCGCCAGTGAGCTCTACCGTCAGATCCACCACGCGGGTCTGCATCGCCTGATACTGACCTGGCTGAGGAGGAAGATACCTGGGTTCGGATACGGCTACTACCTTTCCCAATTCGTATTTAGGTACTGTATTAGTATCAAGGGTATGTACCTGAAACCCTTTCTTCAAATCTGAAAACATGATCAAAATATTAGTTAGGTGAAAATAGGGTGATGATCTTCATCACCCTACTGAAATCATTTACCTGCTTTAACTTCAGACGCCTGGGCTGTTGTTGTCGGAACACAACAATCCATTAATCTTAACACGCCACGAACTTTATTGAAGTACAGAAGGCGTTCTGTGCCATTTACCATAGCAGCACCCGTGACAGCTACGTTAATAGGGTTCACGACATTCACTCCCGTAACCGGGCAACAGGTGTCGGCTCCTACTGTTGAAACTGTGCTGTTTGCCGGGACCGCAATCTGTACCGGTAGAGCACTTCCGGCTGTGGGGACTACTTGCCTTATCTTAAGAAGGATAAGACCCTCACACGGAAGGGCGATCCAAGCCCGTGGGTTAATACCGAAGACTGTATTTGTCGTACTGACAATAACATTCTTCGTAACCATCTCATACAACGATCCTATTTTAGAAACACAAGCCATATTAGCCTCCTTTCTTAATAAAATCAGACAGCAGCGTTGTTATTGCAACATCCGTTGTTACATCCGCATCCGTTATTACAGCAACCTCCTCCGAATACCTGTCCCCAAGTATAAGCCTGGTAAGGAGAACAAGAGGGGTAGGCCGGGACGGCCGTCGGGCGTAATTGACCAACGATATTCTGGGTTTGTTGCTGAGATAATGCCGAAGCTGTCAAAGCCGCTTTTTCTTCACGAAGTTGAGCAATAGTGTTCTGCATTTCCCTCATTTCCAACTGACAGAATTTGTCGTTGATCATAACGGTTTGGGCGTCAAGTTTCGCAGACAAGATATTGAATTGGCTTGTAGCTTGCTCACGATTGTTAGCCAGACCTTGGTTGAGACCGTTCTGCAAGACATTGGTTTGTTCCAACGTGCGAAGCTGGTTATCAAAACCTTGCTGAGTAATCATTCCCTGAGTCTGGCAAGTGCTTTGATTGATCAACGAACTCAGATTGCAGCAGCAAGAGCTGATTTGATTTCCTATTTCACAACCTTGTTGTTGAACTGCGTTGATAACAGCCTGAGAAGTCATACCTACCTGACCAGCTACTTTATCAATAGCACCCTGTACGTTGCAGATAGCGTTCTGAAGTTGAGTAGTAGAACAGTTCAAAGCAGAAGCAATCTGATCTATGGCGCTACGATTACCTTGAATTGCCTGCATCAAAAGTTCACGACCGTAATCGTTATTCAACTGAGCCGGCAAACCATTGGCACAACAATCACCGCCATTTCCAAAACCGTTACCGAAGCCGCGTCCACCCCACAGCCAGAACAAAACAATTATCCAGAGCCACCAACCGTTAGCCCCGCCGAAACCGTCCTGGTTGTTACGACCGTTCATCAAAGCCGCCACCAGATTAGGATCCATTTTATTACCACCTATCAAATTAGCAAACATGCCGGGAATCATTGAAAGAAGACCGTTGGTAGCTGCTGCACCACCGCCGTTAGCCCCGGCTCCATCTAAAAGGACGATTTTATCACCACCCATAATTTTATAGTATTTAATTGTTAAACATACGTGCATGAAGCACGTAACAAAGATCATGATTGTAAGGTGGAATATGGGTGTATTTATTTCCTATAGAAGAGAAGTATTTTCAGAAAAGACAGAAACAAAAAAATAGGTAGTGTTTTTTTTGTTCTTTTAAAACACTACCTGTAAACAAACTCAAGCAAATTTACCATATTTTAAAAATACATTTTTGAGTTTTCCTTTTATGCCATTGAGGGTCACTTCGTATCCAGATCCTGTCATGTAGATAGTTTGTTGATTAACTCTTTCACCAGAATATTTATCAACAAAATAAGACCTATATACTCCATATCCTTTAGCTACAACATTGCTATATAGTTCCCATTTTCCAAGACCGTTTCTAAACATAAACTTAGCTTCTTCAAGAAATGATCGAAGATTCTTTTCGGCGATAATAACACCATTCTGTTCTAACTTTTTAGCAATATCACGAATCAACCACATATTATTATGGTCTACTTTCCTAAAAGACTCGGCAAATTCCACATCAGGTTTATGCTCTTCTATTGTTTTCAAGGCTTGTTGCTTCTCTGCCTCTGCCTGCGACTTTTCAGCTATAGCTCTCTGAGCAGCTTCATACTGATCAGCCCATGCCCTTGCCGCATCTGCTGGATTAGAAAAGTCAGGAACCAAAATTCCCTTGCCGCCTGAACTTGTTTTGTATTCTCCTGTTTTACGAATAGAAGGAAGAACCTCAGATGTTACCCATTTCTTAAATCTCTTAGCAGACTCTAATTTTGAAGATAATATAAGAGAATATAAACCAGATTCATTAATTATTCTTATACTATCTATATATCTGGTTTTCAATATAGATCGTTTTACGCCCCATTGATTATCAGATACTTGCAAAAGCATAGAATCATCATCATCTACATGTCTTTTTACCGCATCTTTAGCATTTATATATCCAAGAGATTTAGCCACATCTGACGCCACAAACCAAACATCTCCTTTTGGATCTACAATAATTCTAAGCTCTCCAAAATCCGAACTTTCAAAAACAGAAACTTTATCCATGATAAAAAAAATAGGCCCAAAAGAGAATGTCAGATCCCACTATGACAAACCCTAATGAGCCAAAAATATCTTTCAACATCAAACAACCAGAGGTGGGATCTCGTTGTTCATTGTTTCTGAAACAAAGATAGGAACAGGATCTTAAATAGCAAATATTTTAATACTTTTTAAATCAAACCAGGGCCCGCATCACTGCGAACCCTGATCTACACTAATCTAAACTAATACCATGAAAAACTTAAATCTAAAAACTAAAGAACACACAAATGTATGAAAATGTATGCTTTTCACAAAGAATCTGTATCCTGTTCTTTTGTGTGATTCAAGACATGGGATATAGTTCTGATACTTAATCCAGTTTGATTTTGTATCAGATTATAAATATAGGATTTTGAAACTACAGTTCTTAATTGACCTAAATCATTCATAATGTTTTTATACATAAGATGAATGCTGTTATTACGTTTGATGGTACTGATTCTCATTTCCTACCGTTATTAGTTGCGTTCTGTTCTTACTTTTCCCTATTTTCTATAATCCCTTCCTGAAACTAATATCGCAAACTTAATAAAAATAATCCATAAACAATGAAAATCTAACTTTTCTTATATGTTATTGATATATACACATATATAAGAAAAGTGAGACTTTCACAAGCCTCACTTCCCAAATTGTGATTATGAAAAAACTATATCATATATATACAAAAATTATTTGCATTCTAATTTATTAAGATCACCTAATTCAGACTTGCTTATGGTCATGTCTTGTGTCAAGCCAGATCTGTTTTGGTATGGAGCATAATCGGTTTCTACCGTCTTAGCCTTCTGAGTAGAATCGTATTTCACCTCCGATTCGGTTCCTGTTAGATTTTGGTAGATAGAGCCGGAACTACTTTCGCCGACTTTAGTGAACACTGTGTTCCCTATTCTGATAAAATTATTATACAACCCTTCTACGATAACATTACCATCCTGCTTAGTTATGTTATGATCCCGAACCTCATTTAAGAGATTAGGATGCTTTGTGAAAAGATCGTGATAGAAATCAGAACCGGCATATAACATATCATAATAATCCAAATAGAACAGATCTGTAAAAGAAGGATCGGTACTGCTCATGCTATACTCAAATAGCTGTTCACGATCATTACCTGCCAAAGATAGTTCAATTTGTTTTAACGTATCCGGATCTGAAACGGTAAGACCCAGCAAATAATCTGGTTTAAAGTCAAGATACTTGTATGCCCCTTCATACACTTCCGTATTATGAAGCTTATTTTCAAGATAAGATTGGTATAAATCGAATAAGAGTAAAGGATTCTCTTTGTCCTGCTTTCTGTTTATGTATCGGCTAAACTCCCGTTCTTCATTAACATACGGACTTTCAGGAATAACAAGATGACCAAACGCCAATCTGGTAGCATTCATCTCTTCCGTATTCTGAGAATCGGTATAAGACAGGACGTATTTTTTAATAGAATCAGCAAGGGCCTTACTATCTACGTTTTTCACGCGGAGCTTATCTAAAACACCATCTTTAAAACAATATTCAGGATAGATACCAGGTGGGAAATAAGTTAGGCTCTGCTTGGCAAGCTCGGCAGCCATATCGTACAAATCACCTAAATTATCTCTTTCTACCTTATGATATAGGTTTCCACCAAGATAAAGCAGAGAATGATTTTCAAATGCCGATACCGGATCTATGTCAGATTCCATATAAACGATATTCATATTATCCATATACTCTGGCAAAAACATAACACGGCGATCCCTGCTATCTCCAAGAACGTCATCAATAGCAGAAGCTAAAGTAGGAGCATAAGTATCATCGTTGCGCCTTGCTACATAAATATCAAGATCCAACATCAAGCTATCAATTTTATTCAGCGATTCTTCTGTTCCGTCATATGCCTTAGACACGCCTACGATATCTATACCAAGACCCACACAAGCCTCTTCTACGTCCCATATCATACTTCTAAGGTCTTCTTCTGTATCAGCATTAACCCTATTTAGAAAGGCTGATATACGAGCTCGTAATGACTCAGATCCAATAGGGCTGTAATAAGCATAATCTTGCAACTTTGATAATGACCGTCTCTTCCCTTCTACGATATTATTATCTTCTAAAGCCACAACCGGAACGATGTTCATATTCGAAAATTCGTTGAACATCGACAAGGCAAAACTCTTATCCGACTGATATCTTTCAACTAACTCCGGATATGAATCAGATAAAGATCCGAAAGCAGCATCAAACTCTGAAGCAACACTAATACCTCCTACTGTATTTTTTATAGCCTCATAAACTTCAGCCGGATTGTATGATGCTCTCTTTCCTAATTTATTGAAGACGCCTTTTTTATACACAACAGGACCGTATGGTTTTTCTACGGTTGTGAAGTAAAACTCTTTCCCAAGATCGTGTTCGTTATTAGAATAGTCTAATAATAGCCTCATAAAAGAGCTGACCTCATTGAATACAGAAGGATTATCTAATATCCTACTTATTTCCGTCTCATTATACAAGCCGGATCTTCTTAGATTTTCTTCATTTAGGATAAGATTGCCATCCACATAAAAAGAGCTTCTAACTCTATTAATAAGAGATCGTATGCTATATATGGAATTGGATATCATAACATCTCTTACATCCTTAACATCCTGAGCCGTTAAGGGATCGGAAAAATAAGCCTGACGCTTCATATACGACAGCACATCTTCTAAAAGAGGTTCGCCATTAGGATCGGTATTAAACATCTCCCCTGGAGCCGGGTTATTCCAATGACCATAATACGACAAAAAATCAGAGGTGTAAGCCTTAGCCCATACTTGAAGAGCTCGCTCGCTGTTTCCTAATAATTTTAAGGCACTTTCGTAAAGAACGGAAGGCTCACCGTTAGGAGCCTCAACCCGTTCTATTTTATTTTCCTTCTTTTCTATCTGACATTTGACACCCATAATAATTAACTTTTTTGCAAAGTTAATTATAAAACTGATTTATACAATGACGGATCCCAAACTCCCTCTATATAAATCTCCGGAAAACTCAAACTGCCATCACGAAGAGTGGTGACTTCCAAGCTGGGAATGTTGAAAACAGTACTGGCACTACCAAACTCACCATTCAACTTGATAGCATTTCCGCTGTTATTAGCCTCATAATAAAAATAACAATAATTTTCATTAAGACTCGGATCATATTCGTACCAATATGTTAGATCTTGTATATGGTCTTCTATATTACCAATTTTGTTTTCACCTAATATAAAAATACCATTATTGCTATGATGATAAACCATAGATTCATAACCACCATAATTCCAAATACTATTAAACATTATGTAACTAACATCGGAATCATGATCTTTTAATACAGGTCCTATATGTATATGAATTTTATTAAACTGACATACATAAGGTCTTTTTCCTCCAAGCCTTTTTATATCTTCATTAGATAACTTATTATAACATCCTCCCACAAAATTATCCGCAGCATTAAAAAATCTCCTTCTCATACTCAACACTCCTTATTTAACTCATTTATCGAATCCGAATTATCAGAACCTTCTACGAGATTCTTATTCCTATCTATCTCTTCCTGGCTCATATTACTCATCATATTTTGTATTTTTCTACCAGATTGAGATAAAGAGCGGATGAATGCACTGGAACTTATCTTAACTCCAAGATCCGGTTTTGCCCTAAACGCTTCACCGGTACTGATATTATACAAATCATACACACCTGAGTTCATATAGAATTTATATATCCAGTTTCCACCAGCTTTTTTGTACCCTAATTTGGTTAACTCGACTACACTCATACCAAATTTAATGCCATTACGACCCATTATCTTCTCCGGTATAGGTTCTACCTTAGCCGGAACAGATGTATATGCTTCATCACCGCCGTACAGGAAATAAGGGGTTGTCACCCTTGATATGTGAGTAAGAGGTTCTTCGGATATACGAGGCTCGTCTTTCGCAGCCTTATATTCTTCCCTTGGATTGGATATCCTAATAAAAGGATCGTATGTCAAAAAGGTTAAGCCGTATTCTACTTTATAACCTGATACGCCGTTAAGATCCCTTATAACCTTAGTCGTATGCGAGTGATTGATGGTGTCTATACCATACCTTGATTCCATATCGGTCATAATACTATTAACCTCATCTCCCTCTACATAAACCTCTTCTCCTTCCGGGATAGAGGTTATGCCGGCAGCCCTTCTAAGTAGCCATAAAGTGACTTCAGCAATGTCAGAGAACTTATCTCCGTTCTTCCTATAGTTATCTACTCTTCCTTCTTCATATCCAGGTAATTCGATATTTCCTTTAACTTCGACATTTGTTCTGGATTGTCCTTTGCCTTCTCCATCTCCCTTTTTATCGCCATCTTCCTCAGCGCGTACTGCACCGCCTTCTGCACTTCCTTCTTTTCCATCATTTAAAATATTATCTGATTCTGACTCTATAGACTCCACAACAGCATCATACTCTGGTATGCCGCTAAGGAAATCCGCTATGTTATTCAAAAACTCTATTTTTTCCTCATTTGTCATATTAAGGCTTTCCACGGGCTCCCATATAGCAGGCAAGTTGTTTGATTTTATTGCAGTAGAAACATCTTCTATAGTTTGGTTATCCACCGTAGGCAAAACTTTAGAAACCAAACTATTGATATCAGATTCCATTTTTTCTACTTCCTCTTTTGTGCCATATTCTTTTAGGGTATCCATGCCATTGACTCTAAGAGAATAATTCAAAGCCTTGCTTGGAACAAAATTAATATATTTCAAAAAGTTTTTCAACTCTGATATAATTTGTTCGTCAGATCTTGGCCCAACATAATCAACCACCACCTGATCTGTTTGAGAACGAAGCCAAGAAACGTATTCTTCTAAGGTCTTACCACCTTTACTGGAAGGAGTGGATATTTTATCACCTACTGTTCCTTTAGGTTCTAATCCCATTTCTTCCTTAAGACTTTTAGGATTACCTCTCTCACGAAGAAACCTCAAGTCACCTCCTACAATCTTCCTTGCTATAAAATCAAAAATATTAGCATAAGGCGGTAATCCTTCTTTTTCTATATGAGATTCTATTTCGTTTAACATAAGAGAGAAGTTTTTCCTGGAGGTGCGCTTCTTGCCAGGTAAAGACTGCGCAGCTTGTGCCGCAGGAGTCGGCTGAGCTAATGGCGCCGGCTGAGTCCCCAGGATAGTCCCTTCCTCTGGCATTTCCTCTTCATAAACATCCACGTATTCTTTAGAAGTAACGGTCTTACCCTCATCAGAGAAAGGAAGATCATCCTCTATAAGCGACTTAGGGCTGGAAGATGATTTACCAAACTGAATCCTGATCTTAGGAGCGACAAACATCTCACCTTCGAAATCTATTCCAGATTCTACTTCAGACGTCACAATGTCTTTCACACTCCTACTTCCATCTTCTACCCACTTAACAACATCAGGAACTGTAGATAATTCTTCTATAGCCTCACGAGCTTTTCTAAGACCTGAAATAGGATTCAAATACGATACTTGATACGAAGCCGGATCAAGACCTAACTTGGTTAGATACGCATTAAGATCTTGTATATCATCTTGACCCATCTGTAGCAATTCAGAATCACCGGATTCAAGCAGCATATCTATAAAAGACATCCATTTCCGCCCTTCCTCTGATTCTACAGAACGTAGGCTAACCGGGAAAAGATAATTAAGACCGTTTTTACCTTTGATGACAACTACCGGAACTCTTACATTTTTGTAATTATTCCCCTTGTCATTTAATATAGAATAAGCAAATGGGAAGCCTGTGTATTTAGATCCGTTCTTAAGCACGACTTTGCCATTTAATACATATCCGACATCAGATACTTTTTCAGCACCTTTTTCGGTAATAGGGAGATTTTCTACCTGGCCATATCCTTGACCGTTCACCTTCATGTTAAACACCGGTCTTCCGGGAAGGGTCTGGGCAACAACATGCGTGCCGACGCCGATGGTAGCCGACCGGCCGGCATCCTTCTTCCACTTGTTGAAAGCCGTTCTTCTTATTTTACTTATACCATCTATGCCTCCTGTATCAGCTTTTACAACAGAAACGAATCGGTTCCCACTCATGACCTTGATAACCATATTGGACACCAGTTTATTCTCAGCAGATTCTATTCTTTTTTTATCGCCGGACTGAACAGCATCATTGTATTCGGCAAAAAGAGACTGATTATAGGTATCATTTACATCTATTTCGAGATTAACCTTATCTCCTTTTTTCAAAGAAGATAATGCTTCCTGATCTATTTTATCTACCTCATTCTCTCCGAATCCAACACCTGTTCTGTACGGAACCAACTCATCTGAATCAAGACGCTTATAAACCAAAGAATAGGAATTACCCACGTCCTGAATAGACACGTCTGTGTAACGGTTAAGAACACGAGCCGACTCTTTGTCTATAGACCATCTCGCATGATAAGGCAATTCAATTATAGTAGCCGTTTCTCCACCTATATTAAGAGAATACCTTTTAGTACCATTAGCGTTCGTTTCAGAGCTTATTTGAATAGGAACCAATGATTTTATAGAAGATATAAATTTATCGGCTCTAAGACCTGCAATTTCATACCTTTCATTGCCGTCATTGGAGATTCTTCTTACCATCAACGTCTCTGGATTCTGGGCGCTATCTATATTGGCTCCCGGCGTATTATCAGATTCGTCTAATTCATTTACAAGAGAATCTATATTAGCATCATCCTCCCCAAAATTACTTAACGTAGATTCGGAAATACGACCTTTATCAATAATCCTGTTTTGTTCGATATAAGGAAGGAGATCCGTGATGTTTCCAACCTGGCCAAGATCTTCTATGGTAAATACCGAATCGGCAAGCTTATCTTCGTCAACTTTCTCCCCTTTGTCCCGTCTGTTCATTATATCAACATACGAAGAAATAGCATCATCAAGTTCCTTCCTTTGATCTGGTTCCAAATTGGATTTAGCCATATCAATAATAGCTTTATTATCCTCATACACAGATCTCGGACTTGTAAGCCTATCAGCCTTTTCAAATAATGATTTTATGAGATTAACGGGACTGTCACCCAAAGACGATACATAATCATCAAAATCTTGTTTGTATTTATCATACACATCTTTTTCTCTCTCAGTAAGAAGATCGGCATTACCTGTATATAGTTTATCAATTATAGACTGCCTTACGGCCGGAACCATAATAGGATTATCCATAGCAGCCTCATAATCTTCATCCGATACAGACTCCGTAAGCGGTGACTCTTTTATATCATCTTCTGCTTCCTTCATCCTATCTTCCCTTACTTTATCAAGAGCATGCATAAAAGCCTTGATAGTCCAAGCTTCGTCTTCCGAAATCTTACCTTCTGACACAGCTTGATCTACTACCTCATCAGTGTCATATTCACCAACTTTATTAGACTCTGCAAAATCAGGAACCTTGTCATCCCCTTTATAAGGAGTAGACCATAGAGAAGACAGCGCTTTTGAAAACCCCCTGTTTTCCTCAGCTAAGAATCTTTTATCAAGCATCTTAGACAAGAAGTTATTCATATTCCTATAGTCCATCAAACTTCTTCGGTATTCATTTACCAAGGATCTCATGGCTTTGTCTTTGGCTGTAAACTTCTTTTCCTGTCTTGATTTTACATTAAAATAATCATCAAAAGCCACAAGCGTATCATAGGCTTCTATCACATCTTGTGAACTTATGGGAGAAAGAGGAGATGATAAAACAGATTCGGTTTTACTTACCAGCTCTTCTATCGAAAACTCTTTTCCTATTAACGTTGATAACTCAGACAACGAATTGTTGTAATTGGTTCTAAGGCTTTCCAATTCTTTGGTTTTTCGTTGTATGGATTCAGCTTGTGGATCTTTCCCTTCTACGTTGCGAGGGCGGGTAGCAAGATCTTCTATTTCGGATTCAAGTTCTTCTATTCTTGACCGTATGCCACGGATAGCCATCGCCCGCTCCCTTGCCCTGTCCGACAGCCGGGAGAACGTACTTAGAGCATCCGCCACGCGAGGCTGCCCCGAAAGCGTTTCTATGACAGAAGCTATGTCTTTCATTCTTGATTCCGATTGAAGACCAAGAAAAGCATTACGAGCCACGTATTTCCTAAACTCAATCTTAGAATCATCACCTATAAGATCTTCGGCAAAACTCTGGGCAGATCTGAAATCCGAAAGACGATTATTATAATTATCAATAATAGAGTCCTTGTATTTCTTTGCCTCTTCCAAAGACATTCCATTAGCTTCGGCTATTTCCGAAATAGGCATCATATCAATCATCTGCCGGAAATTTTCAGCCGAATCCTCTAAGGTTCCCATTTGGTTGTCAATAGACATCTTTTCAAACATAGCATCATCAAGCTCCTTACCAGTCATAGACTGGGCATCGGAACGAACTTGAGGCCCTAAACTCATTGATTTTTTCAACGTATTCAAAGCCGCCGTGTTAAGATTAGAAGATGCTTTGTTGTATTCATTCACTTGCCTTTCCAGCAAGATCTGACTATTGCTATACTCTTTAACCCCAAAGAAGCCTTCCCTCATACCAAACAAAGAACCGATAATAGCACCGATTCCTATTTCAGTCCATCCTTCTTTAGACGTATATTGCTTTTTAAATCCTTCAGAAATAGCATCAAGAACATCAACGGCTCCGTTCATGGCTACATTATCATATCTTGACTTAACATATTCCTCAGCCGTATTCTGAACAGCACCTTGAGATCCTTCTTCCCATAAGCCTTCGGACACCGGCCTTTTCATGATATTGAAAACATTGCCTGCTATCTTTTGTCCTATATTGGGATTGGTTATTTTAATAGCCATCTCTCCCGGCTTCGCAACTTCCGTCCCTAATCCAAATAAATGCTTGTTGAGCTTCTTTTCCAACCCTGGTATAGCCTTGCCTCCTAACCCTATATACTTACCAAAAAGAAGCCAGTTAGATAATCCTACTATACCCATATTGGCGGCAAATATAGCACTACCTACATCAGCATTAGAATTACGAAAAACAGCCATTTCCTCTGCATTGGGATCACGACCATAAATCTTACGATAATAATCCTTGAAATCAGACTCAGATTGCTTCATAAAAGAATTTGCTTCAACCGATGACTCGAATCCGGCACTGGTAGCCAACAACGTCATGGTTTTAGCCGCCTCCCCTACATTTCTTCCGGTAGCAACTCCTTTTCTTACATAGTCATTAAACACGCTTTTAAGGCTTCCTATACCCCTATTTGCAGCTTGCCTTGCTGCTAACTTAGCTCCGATTCTTCCACCTAATTTAGCACCTATATTGCCCAATGATCCAACTCCAAGTCCTCCGGTCATGTACGCTGATATCATGGCTCCTACGGTAAAAGACATTCCGTTACCAAGGACATCATTCCATAAGAAATTACCGGTATCCTTAAAAAGCTTCTGACCGAAATTATAATCTTCTACCTCTTTCTTGTAATAATGGGGAAGAAGCATGTCTATTTGCTGGTCAAGATCACCTACAAACTTATCCATGTTAGTGTTTAACGCAGCTTTGTAACTTCCCTCAGATGCCATATTGATAAGTTTGTCAGGCAATGACACAACTCCTTGTGCACCGTACAATGCGGATTTTAAAGCGAATTTGCCTACACCATTCCAAAACTTACTCCATCCGCTCTGTCTCCTGGCATAATAATCTTCATTGTTTATACCCGGAATATAGTTAGAATATTTTGTACGCCATACCCCATCATTACCCATCTGATGACTTTCACGGATACTTACCTTCGGTCCATAGGGATTAAGAGGCGGCGGGACAGGTGTAGCCCCCCTGTAGCTGTTACGAGCCAGTGCCTCCGAGTAGCTGTTGCTTATCTCCTTGGCTATATACGGTTCTTCGTATTCGGCAGCAGCTATCCTTGATGCGTAATCCGGAAATTTAGGTTGGGCATACACACCTTCACCAGGCATATAATTAGGAACCAGAGGTGTTGTCGTCTCTGGTAATGTAGCCGGAGTGTAATTCTCTTCTTCGGCTAATTTCCTTTGCCTTGCCACATCTTCGTAAGTGGTTTTAGCAGCAGGATTATATCTATCTATATTATTGTCAGCCATAAATTTTCTGCAAAAAATCGTTCAACTTACTAAACTTGTCATTCATATTGGGCGTGATATTTATTCCTCTCATATACGGATCCCTCATCTGATCAAGACGTTCTTGAACAGCCTCCTTCACGTATTTTACAAAGAAGTACTGAGGACACTTCTGGTGAATGCTATTCCAGTAATCCGCATACTCATCATTACCTGGATCCAAAGGAACAAAATCCGAGAACAACAATGCAGGATTTTTAGAATTTTTAGTCCTTTTGTCATAGAAATTGACCGCTACCTCTCTTGAACCCCTGTCATCCATTCCCTCCAACTGAACTGATATGTTATCAGACATGTCAATAAAATTATCAACAAGGGTTTTAACAACATTCATTTCTTCTGGCTTAAGGTAAGAACCATGAACCTTTACTATATCATAAAGATCATTCTTAACATCAGCCTTAGAAGCCAAACGGGGAAGACCATTACGTATAAGATACTTATCATAAGAATAACCTTCCTTCTTTCCGGTATCTACAAAATCACAGGTTCCAAAACTTGATTTGTAACCATCCACCGGATAATTACGCTCCTCGACCGAAGGATCTATACCCGCCTTAAGAAGCTCGTCATTCGTAATCTCAACCCTTTCTGTAACATAAGAATTTTTACCGGAACCTACTTGAGCAGTCAAGAATCTTCTAACAGTGCCATTATCTATCTCGGCATCCATATTAATGGCATTAATAGCAGTAGGATCCAGATTATTTACCTTTCCTGCCATGTAACCAGACAATCTTCTAAACTGAGCCTTCTGCAAAGACTTTTCCGGTGAATCGGCATTCCAATTGTATCTTTTGTAAGAATCAAGGTAATGATACTGAGATAACTTATCAGAAATCTGATCAGGAGATACAGACATTTTTATCTCATCCTGCATCTGACCTGCTATCATATCAGACACTCTACTGTTTTTCTCAGCATATCTTAGCTGGGTAATAGTTAATGGTTCACCTTCCTGATAATCTTTTAAATCTATATCACCATCCTTATCTATGGTCATATAATCTGATATATTAAAATCAGGATCGCCGTTGAGTTTCTTCATTCCATTAATAAGAGCCAATGTACCAGTAGAAGAACCATTATTCTCGCTTGTAATAGCATCAGATATGTTTTTCCCCAACTTGCCGGCACTCGCCTTAGCTCCTAATGACGGAGATATAGCACTAAGAATATCTATTCCTCTTGAAGGGTCCATCATGTATTCTCTGAACCCTACGGCATCAGATACACCAGTTGTTATGGCTGTGGCGAGCAGGAAGGCTCCAGCCTTGTCATCTGTATCGGTAAGATTTATAAAAGAATTTCCTTTCATAAACTTAGCATTACGAACTTTACTGATAATATCCTTATTTTTTTTAGTAACTATATTATCTATTTGATAATCAGTTATGTTATTTATAGCCTTTGCAGCTCCATTTGCCTTAGAATCAGAAAGAAGTAAAGCATCATAAGCTTCAGATAATCTGTTATTGCCTTGCCCGAAATATCCGTTTTTCTGACCTCCATTGTTTTTCAAATAAGAATATATCCGCTCTTCAGGAGTCATATTAGCATACAATCCTGGATCAGTTTTTTCTTCTTCGTATGATGCTGCAACGATATTGCTTCTATCTGTAGGAGATAATGAGTTATATAATTTCAATAAATTGGCTTTACGATCTGTAGAATGAGATTTAAGTAACTCGTAAGGAATATTGGCCAAATTAACAGATCCTGTCTTACCTGTTCCAGAGTTAATAGCCGTAGGCCCGTCCATAGGAGCCATAGGCACTCTCATACCTCCTGCACCTGTCGTGCCTGCGGATGAGCTTTCAGTTCCCATCTTGGCACCGTAAGTACGCATGTATTCGGTTTCAATCTTGGCCTGAGCAAGCTGCTCTTTTGCCAACGATATTTCAACCATAGACTTAGCATTATCAGTCAAAAACTTTTGCTGAGCCCTATCCTCTGCCAACCTTGCAAAATAAAGATCATCTTTCTTCCTTTCAAAACTTGTATTGTCGTATCTCCATGCATCAGTCATCTTATCGAAAAGATTATTGGTAACAACAAAATTAGCGGCCGCTACCGGATCTGACGAAGCTATTATCATATCTGCCTCCCTCTTGGCTTCTGCTTTCTGATTTTTAGCTTCCTGTATCTGACTGTCAATACGATCAATAATATCTTTATTATCCCCTACTGATTTCTTTTTCGCTTCCAATGCTCCTATGTGTCTATCGTATCTTTCGACATAAGACCCAATGTATTGACTAACCAAATCCGGATTACTGAACACCGGATTGGTAGCTGCCATATATGATGCCTCTATTCTCATCTGATTCCTCATGTTTTCAGATAAGTTAGCAGACACAAAATTCCTTATCTGGGAATCTGTAAGTTCATCTACGTTAACTTCTATAATCCCACCAGTAGGATTACCTTTAACATCATATTCTGTTGTTTGAATCTTCTTGCCTTCGTTATTTTTCCTAAAGTCACTAACCAGCTTATTTATCTCCTTAGTATAATCGACATAAGGAGAATAATGAAGACCTCCTAACCTTGATCCTGCTTTACCATCTGACCTCCATTTGTAATAAGGATCCAAAGCATGCCATTCATTAATAGGAGAATAAAGTTCAGGATGATTCTGTTTTATAGATTCTATTTCCTTCATAACCCTCTTGCCTTCTTTTGTGCCGGCAATAGCGTTAATGACCGTATCATCCAACACCGAACTTATCTCTCCTTGTATGGCTCTCGTAACACCATCAGAAGAAAGATCCACGCCTTTGAATTTTTGATTGATGTTAGCAATCACACCTGACATCTTATCTTCCATATAAGCGCGGGCTTCAGGCTTATCTATCTCTTGACCCATAAGATAATCTACCTGGGTATAGATCTTTTCACGAGCAGCATCAACCTTCTGCTGTTTGTACATCATGACGTCCTTAACAAGATCTATGTTGTAAGGACTAACATACGGGGCATATTGCCTTAAAATACTATACTGTGAAGCCACTATTTGGTCCTCCTTCTTCTTTTAATTTCATCATCTTCTTCATTTAAACTTCTCAAGTAAGGTGTAGAATAATCACCCATATTCATCACATCCTGATTACCTTGAACGTAAATAATTTGACCACTTGGAAGCATTCTCATATTTGGAGCTATGGAAGCTATGGTATTCAATGATGTACGAACATTGAACTTATTCTGTATCTCACTGTTTATGCTGTCATAATAACGAGCAAGATTTTCATCCCTTATAGCCATAGCCTTCAATAACCCAGATTCATAACGTTGCCTTTCTGCTATGTTCTTATCATCTGTCTGAACATAAGCCATTTCATTAAACCTATCAGCTTCGTTTATTTGCCTTGCGTTATTGAAATTTACTTCATTAACATACTTGGCTATATTGCTTCCAGCTATGGCGTTCATATTAGCCAGAATAGCAGCCCGCTGGGAGTCGGGCACGTCACCTACTGCGTCTAACTGAGCCGATGTCGCACGGTTGAGCTCGTTGATATACTGATCAGCAGATTGAAGAACCGGGTCTATTCTCGGAGCCTGATGTCTTTCCAGGCCTTCTATCTCCAAGCCAGTGTCAAGGGTTCTTAGCATTTCCGGGAAGATAGGACCGAACGCCGCCGGTCTGCCCTGTCCTTTAGGTCCGTTGTCTTCAACCACCTCCTCTGTATCGGTGTCGGTTGCAGTCGTAGGCGTACTTGCTTTCGGTTTTACCTCTATCCTTCCAGGAGATCCAATCTTAGGCGGTGTAAGGTCTGGTGCTATGGGACCGGCCTCAATAGGCTTCATTTCTGGTTTAACAGACTCAAGAACGAAGTCTATTTCCGGCATTAACCCACTATCTCTTAAAGCAACAAACTTATTATAATCGGAGCCCAGAATCTTCTTAGCGGCATCAGATTTATCACCAAATAAGTCAACATAATTCTTTATTCCTTTTTCGTTTAACAATCTTTTTTGCTCTGCCGAAACAACGTCCAACCCATAATAAGAACGAGTAGCTGTTGTCTGACCAAACTTATCATCTACGGCAAATGAATTATAAGCCTGATTCCCTCCGTAGCTTCCGGCGTCCTGGCCCCAGAATCCGTATTCATCTCTGAATTTCTTGGCTGCATCAGCATTCGTAATAGCGCCTACATCAGCTAACGCCCACAATGCATTTAATTGCTTGTTGTATCCTTTCTGGAAACCTTCTGTATCAAAATCACCATCCGTATTGTACTTGTTAGCCCATCGGTTTACGTCGAGCAAATTAGATACCGCCTTATCATTTACCCTGCCGTATCCTAAATTGCTTCTATGTTGGAGATTCTGGTTGGCATTGACACTGGAATCAGGATTAAGAATCTGCTCACGACCACTAACATCAGATACAGTCATATTAAGAGTTCGTCCAAATAACTGATTGATAAGCTTATTGTAGCCGATAGCATTCTTTCTAAGCTCCTCCAGCTCCTTCTGAGTAGGTCCACCTTCAGCCATTTTTCTGGTTTGCTTAACATACTCGTCATATATCCAGTTCTTAGCATCTGATTCTGCAATATTAAAAGCCTTAGCTTGTTTCTTTACCTGATTCAGATCAACAACCCCGCCATCCCTGAAAAAAGCATCCATCTTCTCGTTACGCTTAGATTCTTCCTGTTTGCCATAAACGATTTCAGCGAAAGAACGAAATTGTGCTTCAAGCTCGTCTATCTCTTTCTGGTTTTCATTGACGTACTTGGAAAGAATAGAAGCATTAAGATTAGATGTGTTTTTGTCTTTTACATCTTCATTTTTCTCTAATCTCTTATATACACGCTCCTGATCTTCGTACTTATCAGACAAACCAATCTTCTTCTTATATCGATCAAGGAGTGTAGCGTATGTATCTTTTGACGTTGCCTTAATACCATAATTTTCTCTAACGTAAGAGGCAAACTCATCATCTATCTTACGATAATCGGAAACAATATAAGCCTCTGGCAAATCAACCGGAGTGCCACCATTTTCATGTCTGTTCCCTTTGGCTTCCATAGGCCCTACGGAGTCAGGAGTCAGCACGTACTCGCCTTTCTCTATCTCTACATTCGCAGCATCTTCCATAGACTTGGGAAGAGGATAAATATATTCGCCGGTCATATCAGACGTATCTATCTTCTGACCGTTACCTAAATTCACGCCACCACCTTCACGTTCCCACTTGATGAATTGCTGCCGGCGCTCCTTGGCAAGTTTTTCCCTCGCTGCCTGCTCGTCTCTGCTGGCTGCATACGCAGCAGATGAAGCTCCCATGATATTACGGGTAAGACCTAATCCTAAACTAACACCAGACAAGGTAGCTTGAGCCACATTAGCACCGACCTTATTACCGGCTCTTATCCGGCCAAGACTTGTACCGAACATTTGAGCTCTGCCGGTTAGATCGGGTGAATAATATGGGGTAGTCATAGGATCAAGAGGATTACCATCTTGGGAACGTTTTTCTTTAGAGGAATCAGCATCAACACCACCTACATTCATTGCATTATCAACGACTGATTTCTCTACGTTTTTAACCATACCCCTATTATCAGCGAGATATCCTGCATATCCTGCATCATGATTTTCAAAAAACGGATCGGATGTAGGCATACTACTAAATGGATTTATCTCCCCCTCCTCTGTTTCTAAAATCACATCAGAAGGCATATATATATTCTGAATATCAGATTCACCCCATTTATTAACAGGCGTTCCATAATCAAGAATAGGCTGAGTAGAGGATACATTAATATCCTGTTTCTTATCCTGAACACTACCGCCAGGAGCGAATATCGGACGATTTTTTATGATTCGTAATTTCATACTATCTTTTTTCACAAAGATAAGAGAAACGAACGAGAAAATCCAACGGAATCGAATCCATTTAAAAATCAAGATGGTAGAGGTGGAGCCTCTTTGGTTATAGGGGCGTTGACAGCCTTTTCTTTCTTCTTGTACAACTTGAGAACTTTCCTGTATATAGATAACACAACCGGGCTCTGGATTTTCTTCATAGCCTTAGCAATAACATCTGATGATAAGACAGACATCACCACCGCATTGAGGAACGAACGAACAGAATTGTATTTCCCATCAAATCGCTTTAATAACCTAATCCTAAATGATCTATAGAGATAAGAATCAGACAATTCCTTGAGACCGTTATTCTTGAGCCTTCTATTTAAAAATGCAACAGCTTTCTCCGAGAAGCACATTCGATTTTTACCTTGTTTATCTGTTACATGTGAAAACCAGGACCATGCCGTGCTTGGGTGTTTGGCAATCCTATCAGCAAAGCTATCCAATATGTTGGTTCTGAGATCTCTTTTATGAGCATGGCAAGCGGCTATCTTCTCATCTCTACTAAGAGCTCCATTAAGACATCTAAATGTGGTACGTTCTTTTCCAATGAAATATTCAGGATGCTCTTCTGCGAATTGGGCCCTAAAAGCCTGATATCCACCCTTTCTCATCAAGTCTATCTGAGACCTTACATAAAATCTAACACACTTTTCTTCAGCTTCTTGAGCTTTCTTGCTACGAGGCTTACAAAGACGACCAAAACGACGGTAATCATAAACCATAGCCTCCACAAAATCATTGTACGGAAAATAACGACCAAATCCGTAGTTCCAGACCATGAAGCAACGCACGCGATCCTTCCAGTAGTCGGTGATGACAAAGTATTTACCAACCTTTTGTTTCTCATCAACTTTGTACCACCTATCAAATCTCCCGTTATAAAATAGATTAAAATACTTTAAATTGCCTAAACATTGACCGGCTGGTCTGCGTACTACATTATAGCCTAACTGATTGTGGTTATTATAGATAACCTCAAGGGGTGAAACCGCCTCCTTTTTAAGGAGTGATTTGTGAAGCTTGTCGCAATATGTCATTTCTGCTATCTTTGCCATTGTTTTTTTTGTTTTGTGCAAATATACGAAAAGTATTCATACTAACGGTAAAGAAATTGCACGACCCTGTATCCGGTTTGAGAAAAATAGGATACAGGGTTTTTTGTTTCATATAGCTATGGCAAACGTAACCGATTCGTACCTTAACCGTAAGTCCCTGAACGTCAGTGGTGGGACAAGTTATCTAAAGGTATAATAGGATAAATAAATTTCCCCTATTATATATTCCATTCATACTCCATTCAGTCGTATTCATTTCATATATTTATATGTTATTCATATTTTTTAAATATAAATACTGTTTTAAATATACTTTTATAGTTTCGGAATCGAATCGAACGTAGTGAGTGAGATTTCGGAACGATTAATAATTTATCATTACGACTATTTACTTTTTAGCCTGATTGAGATTAAAAGTGATTGAGGATATCGACCGGAGGGAGATATACGAAAGAACGAAAATATGTTTTTATATTTTCAATATATATAAAGCGATTGAAACCGAATCGACCGAAGGGAGTGAGGTTGAGAGAAGCGATAACAGTTTTACGAGTAGCCACGAGATAAGCAGGCAGGCGGGTAGGCGAGGCCGTCGTGTGTTGTGAGGCAGGACAGCGTTAGCCCAAGCGTAGGTTCAGATCATTAGCTCCTATCATTGCAGAATGTAATCGTTACGAAACACAAGAAAGCCGAGCCATCTTGATCACGTCCTTCATCCTTCGGAATCCGGGTAACGAGTCTATGGCTCGGCTTTAGAAACATTGATATGAAAAAAAAATTGGTTTCAATTAAACTTCTGTCACTCCCTTAATCCGGAGTTGAATACTGGGAAGGACTGATTGGATAAAGGCTCGTCTTTTATCTTCTTCGTTTTCCTTCATATGCTGCTGGTATCGTAGTTCTTTATCATCATCCTTATCTTCTTTTAAACTCAACAAATGAGCTACGATGTCTTTACCATACGTTTCAGTCCATGTACGGAATCTCTCTTCCTCGGACTGTCTCTCCTGGGACGGAGCTTCCGGGTTAGGGAGGGCGGCTGCCACTTCTACCTCTGGAAGTGTTACCGATGCTGCTATTTCTCCATCATCTCCAAATCCCATTTGACCATACGAAGATATGGAATTTTCTTCAATATCCAAACCAAGATTTTTAGCAACTTCCATAGCATAGTTATAACGGTCATCATTTCTTATAACACTCTTATGAGGACGTCCTGCTCCCTGGTTCCAAGCTACTACAGCATCCTTAAGGTTATCGGCGTTCATAAAATCCTGCCGGCTGTAGTTGTAATACCCTGGTCCTTTTTTTCCTTTTCTTGTGTATAAGAAATTAGAATATCCGGTTTTCCCTTCGTATTCGTCAGCTAAGAACTCAAGTTGGTCTTTGAATGTGGGTGTAGAATGACCTTTCTTTTTGGCGTGCTTGAACAACTTATCCATGCGCTCATTATGCCATTGTTGTATGCCGTATGACGTTCTGTTGTCTCCGTATATGTCATCTTTAAGACCGGATTCAGCCATGAGGTTACCTATGATGGCGAGCGCCTGTATCTTAGACATGCCTCTCTTATTAGTAAAGTAATCATATGCTTCACGTTGCTTGCCAATTACGCCACCTTCTTCAGCAAACACAATGCTTTTACTTGGTTTATCGTTTTCGTAGAAATACATGAATTTCCTACCAGGGAATCTGTGTGATGCATCTTTCGGATCTCCGTATTCTTTTTTATGATCAATAAAACGAAAACCAGCCTTGTATGGAGTAAGCTTCCCTCCGTTTCTTTTCTTTTCTTTTTTAGGATCAGCAATCCTATCCCCTACATAGTAGGCCCCTAATCCCACCGAGGCGTGATCTGTTATCCATTTGGCAGCCTTTTTATAGTCTGATATGGATTCAAAATATTCTTTCATCTCATTATCATACCCATAATCCTTCAAGTAATTTCTGGCTGCATATTCTAACATTTCAGGCGTCACTTCTTGAGCATCATCGGTCAAACCAAAATAATTTTTAATCTGAGTTCCTCTGGCCGCCATTTCCGTAAAATGATCCTCTTTGAAATAATCTTTTACTTCATCATCATCTATCTTATTCAAATCAAATCCGTTTTTATCTGCGCCTGAATCTGGATAATGAATTTTGTGTTCCACTTCATGACTTTTCACAAAATTCTCTACATCCTTGTTAGATATATTGGGGTTTCCTTCGAGAAATAAATCAATGAACTTATCAACGTTTTTATACCTGATTATATTTCCATTTAATACCCCATATCCAGATATTTCATCTATTATCTCCCTTATCTCATCATCAGAGTATTCATCTCCTAAAAAATACTTTGCATCCCTGAAAACTTTCGGATCATCCCAATCATATATGTTGGTATCAAGCATATCCGGATCTGGCTCCCCATTTTTCATCCTTAACTTCTCCCCAGTAAGTCTTTCATAGGCTCCAGAGAAAAGTCGCTTTTTATGATTTTCCCATGCCTCGCCTATAGGAGATGCTGGTTTAGCATATTCAGGCAACGATCCTAAAAGTTCTTTATCTCTTTGAGATAGTTTTTTAGTAGCTCTTTTCGCTTGCATTGCTTTTTTCGATATACCTCCTACAAAAGGAATAAGACCCATAGCGGCCATAACCATTCCAAGCGCATCTCTATCTATGAAAGAATCATACGCATCCTTGACGTCCATTATATCACCTACTACGGGAATGCCCCCAGCTACAATTTCGTTGATATCCACACCATCAACAGGGATCGTGCCATAATTAGCATTTTCATTTATTCCACTTGAACCCACTGATGTATTATCTCTGGATGCTACATATTCATACTTAGCTTCTCCACCTTCTTCGTATTTCCTTACAAACCTTTTAGGTAAAGCCTTGTCATTATTTCGAAGCACACTACCTTTTTTAGGATCGTATTTGATACGTTCTCTTATTCTAAGAGGGACATCCCTTTCCGGTATGATGTCTTCCGCTATCTTCTTTCGACTAAAATCATAATCATCCTTCACATCCAACATACCAGCATCCGGATCCCATCTTACACTGAAATTCTTCAACGCACCCAATCCAGAAGTTTCGTTTACTTTTTCAAAATTGTCACCATATACTTCTTCTCTAAATGGACTTACGCCTTCATTTACTAAAATCCATTTTCCTGGATTTTCAAATATATTTTTATTTAGTTTATCAAGTACCTTCTTATAATCTCTTATTTTTTGTTTACTTTTTTCATCAGCATCCTTATATGCCTCGTCAAGCATGTTGTTCATATACTCTTTATCTAATAAAGATTGTATCAAAATAGCTTGTTCTTGAGGCAATCCTACGTACTGAGCATCATCATCATCGTCATCAAAACGATACTTGCTTGCCGGCAGCCTACTTATATCCCCATCCGTATAAGCCTTCCACATCTTTTCCTCGAAGTCAGTAGCCGTATCTTTTCCAGATCGCTCCCTATTAGGATCCAACATACGTTTCATAGTAGGAATAAAATCGGCGATCAAACTAATAGGATCAGTGTCTAATATTGGATTAACGGATTCATACCATTTATTAGGATCGGCATTATTGGATATCCCTACCGACTCAATAATAGAATCAGATACTCTAACCTTCTTGCCATCATAACCTCTACCTACATACCCCGTATCACCGTATTTTGCGGCCACATGACGAGCGTCTTCGTATTTTGAATCATCAGTACCTTCTCCTACAGATTTGTCCTCTACGGGCTTGTTTTCAACCAGGATGTAGTTACTGTCGTCATCCACCGTCCAAGGCTGGCCTGTCGGTGTAGAGAACACCCGGCGCTCGAAGGCCCGGCGCTTCTTCTGGCCATCCATGTCGTCTTTCCATTCGTCATGATTTATTTCCTTAACCGCCTTATCAAAATCTCCTTCTTTAAGATATTTGAATAGCATAGGACTTTTCATATAAGTATCAGCACCGGCATTGTAATACAAGCTAAAAAGAGCATCACGCTGATTATTGTTTAGACTATCAAAGTTTGGAGTAAGTTTCCTAAACTCAGGAACGAACGTATTTACTACACCTGCAAATTCTTTGTCCGCCTGCTCTTCCGTTATACCCTTCTTGTATTTTTTAAGAAGGTGAGGCAAGTTAAATCCGTATCCGACAGTAATATTTCCTTCACCATCGTCATACGGTTTTGACCTAAATTTTTCCCACGACTTCAAATATTTAAGAATATTTTCTGAAGGTTTCCAATCTGACTTACTCTTCTTTGCCATCTTTCTTCTCCTCCTTCTTAAACTTATGGTAAGCATCACAAACCTTATCAACTAACCATCCCATCAGATAGGCGGCATGCTCATCTTCTCCGGCTTCAAAACTGTAGTTAATGTTTAGATACTTACAGTAAAGAGAAAGACCATGCAGACATTCGTGCCCTATGGTTCTCACATCCATGTCAGACAGTGAATGAAATAAGAAACATATTTCTTTCCTGTGATTGGTTCGGTTTCCTACGAAAATAGTTCTGCCACCATAATCATCAGTCCACCCCTCCCAGCTCTGATCTTCTACTTCCAGGTTGGCGAACGTCTTAACTATATACTCTTCATCTGCTCCAAGCAATACCCTTACATTATAGGGGTATATATCATTTTTATATAATACTTGTTTCATAACAAACTGTTTTTCAACAAAGGTAAATAAAATAGCCGAAGAATGATGCTACTCATCCTCCGGCTTGTTATAATGGAAATCTTATTATGAAAACAGTACGAATGTAAGATTTAAATCTTAATCTTCCTAATTTCCTCAACCATATTCTTATATCCGCAGAACTTGCTGTTAATAACATCGAAGATAGATTCTGACCAGCCAGCTATGTTCAAGATATTAGATCCTCTGTAAAACATCTCACTTCCATATCCTTGAATAGAAATAGAAACGATTTTGCAATTTGGATTCACTTTTTTAAACCCTTTCAAAAGTTCGGCGAATTTACCATATCCATAACTGGAACTTTTCTCCCATACAACAGATTCACCGTCTCCTATCTGCATATCTGAAATAACGTACAAATTATCTACTTTGATCTTATCTTTAGCGCACTTATCCAAGAATGCAAAAAGACCGTTTTCGGTAGCACCACCGCAGTCTCCTCCGGCAGTAAAAGATTTTTTGTTGTTCCATAAAACACCTTTACTTCTATCATATTCGTAGTTGATAAGTTTGTCACCAAACATACCAATAAATACGTCAGGAAGCACAGAAGCAATCATACAGCCAAACAAGTTACCAATGACAGCCGTATTTGTTTTGCTAAAGGCAGACACTTCAGAAGATCCTCCCATATCTCCACGTACAGAGCCAGAGTGGTCAATCAGGATAGCCGACCGCCCCTCCAATACCGGAAGGTTCTTGCAGGAGATGGTTATGGCTTTCTCCAACGCATCTAAAATCTTATCTTTGTTACGCGCTGTTAATTTAGCACGTTTTTTATCCGACTCAAATACAATATCATTTTCGGAATCATCAGTGCCTATATTTTCAACCTCTTTGAAAGCTGAAGCAAAACGGAAAGGAAGCATCTTCGAATTAAGCACCTTCTCTTCTATTGTAAGCTGCCTACAAACTTCATCTATTTGATCAGGTGCGTATTTGATTATGTTTACAAGGTTACGAACCATATTAAAAATAGGCATGCCTTTTACATTAGAAACCACGTCCCGAATAGCGTCACCTAAAGCTTCTTTCTTTTCCTTATTGTCTTTCTTGTCCTGTCCGGCTTTAGACATTTCTTTTTCAAGAATCTTGCTTTCGTATAATCCAGACAAAGACCGACCTTCTATAAGGTACTGGAAAGCCGTTTTGTTAGCCTGATTGCCTTTAGGGTGAAATAAGTTTACTAAGTCAACCATAGTAATGACCCTACTGTCCATCTTATACTTATCAATCCGATACGGATCAAGACCTTCCAAAGCCGTCTTAAATCCTTTCTTAATAGCGCTGGATATTCCTCTTAACTTCTTTGGATTTTTGTCGTTAAGAGCCGCATAGCAGCCAAGGATTTCGCTCATATCATCAGGACGCATAACGATCTTATTATAGAACCTTGAAGCCCATTCCTTACCCGATGCTTTGCTGGCAAGGACAGAAGCCATAAGATGCGTTACCGACCTAAGCTTTCCTTCTTTCCTGACATACAATGCTGTTTGTGCTGCGAAATATGGATCTACTTGATCCATAAGGTCCTTAATCCTGTTCACCTTGTCTTTTTCTTTCTCATAATAAGAATCAGACAACATGGTAGTCATTATCGTAGATACCAACTCTTCTTCTGCGTTAGGCTTATACGCCTTCTCTCCCATGTGATTCACGATCGTAGGTTTAACACCTTCATCCTTTTTGTTAAACTTTCCCATTTGTTGTTGTTTTCTTTAAAGTGTTATACAAAAAAAAAGCAGTGATATTACTACCACTGCTTGAAAAAAAATATATCAAAATGAATACTCAATGAGGGAAAAGCTGAAGTTAGTGTAAACAATGAAATAATGGATTTGAACCATCGACCTATACTTTAAAAGAGTATCGCTCTAGCCATCTGAGCTAAATTCGAAGTAACTAACCCCATCACCACTCATTAGTTTTTATATATTTCAAACAGAGGAAAAACGGAGCCGGACAAAATGAAAATATTGGATTCGAACCAATGAAAAGTATTTTTACAGAATACCGCGTTATCCACTACGCTAATTTTCGAAGTAACCGAACTCCTCACCATCTGTATATTTTATTAAAACAGGGAGAACCTGGAAGGTGTTTTGATATGAAAGGAGGTTTTGATCTACCAACTGATCTAATTTTTCTTACATGAAAAATATAGGACTCGAACCTATGACACAAACCGAAGTATCACCTTCCATCACCACTGTCTTACATTATAATCTCTCTTGATTACGATGCAAATATAGACACTAAAATATGATTTACAAATTAAAATGATTTAAAATAGATTAATTCGAATAAATTACCTTAGAGCCATAATTGGATTACCCCATCTTTTTTTCCACTCCTTGCCTAAATAAGATATAAGATCATTGTAGTTTGTTATAAATCCTCCGTCTATTATCGAACTTATGGCTATTTCTAATTCCGTTATATCATTAAGTTGTTCTTCCGTTGCCATATTTCTTATTCCATCCTCATGTTTATTGAATACAATAAAATTAATAGCCTTTGCTATCCTTTTTATCTTATCAGATAATTCATTTTTGTTTTTTACAAGTGATCCTACAGATTTACATGTTCTTATATAAGCATCACCTGCCATATTTCTATTCTTGATAAGGCCATCAGTAAGCCATATAACTACACTCGCATATATATCTGGATCTAATTCCAATGCAACCATTACAAAGAAATAAGGATCCACAAACCATTTCTGATCTTTTCCTTTTCCTTTTCTGTAAGCCATATGATATTTTTTAAGATCAGTCAACTTGCTAATACACAGATCGTTTTTTTGTACTGCGATTTTTACCGCAGTACATATATTGTTTATATTCAGTCTCTTAACTAAAGCATACATTTTCTCTTGAAATCCTTTTGTACTCATTAAATCATCTAATCTTTTTGGAGCCAAACCATGTTTTTCCCTCTTTTCAGTCAAAGCTTCCATTACCTCTGTTATACACACAAAACCGTCTTTTGACATAACAGAGATGTTTCTACCCAACAATTCTCTGCTTTCTGATTGCAATAACACGTTACTTTTCATAATTTTACATCATTTTATTGTTAATAAATAAGCGCCTATCTGTCCGAGATGGATCGATAGGCGCTACAAATATATTCAACTATTATTAAATCACAAAATAAAAACTACTCATTTTCAACTTATTAAATATTGTAATTTATCTATTCTTAATCTTATCTTCAGAAATCAACCACTGGAATATAATTTTCCGGTTGCTAATTACTTTCTTTATCCTCATCAGCATCCAACTTCCCCTTAACCTATCCAGCCATGACCGTCTGAAATTAAGAGAATCAGGATTAACTGACTTATTTATATCGTTATCGTCCTTGATCCAGATAGGTGTTTCAGATCGGTCATCGTCAACCCTGTTGAAGAAGTCATTTAACTTATGTCTTCTATATACCTCAGTATCCAGAACCTCGGTATGGTCGCCTACGATCTTCGGATACGATATACGTTGCGCTAAATTATTCTTTTCTTCTGGAACAAGATGAATTTCACCTGAGTTGTTTGTGTCGTTGTAGATAGTTATCGTATCCAAACCTACTTTCCTGTCAAGTGTGTAATTCACATCATCAACGTATTTCCTTGCGTCAAGCTCATACTCAACAGAAGCCAGCGTAGAACCGTTATATTTCTCTTTTATCGGCACTTCTAATATAAATGGATATGTTGTTCCATAAAACGTTTGGAAGCTCTTATTCGTCAGCAAATGACTCCATAAGCCACCTTCTTCATCTGATGCCGGGAAGTTTATTCCTGTCTGGAAATATTGTTGCTGCTCTATATAATAGTCAGGGCAGAATGAGTAATACGATATCCATTCTTGCTTCAGACACGAATATCCGATAGTGAACGACACATCCTTGAAATACTGTTCGTCTTTTAAGGATATTTCCTTATCGTTTGACAACACCTCTGTTTCATTGTACAAGAACCTTCCACCATCATATTTGTAATATGCCGGGTTCTTAACAGGTATATAATCTTTTTTCGTGATAAGTACCCTCTTATACCTATTATCCCATCCAAGAGACAGACCAAGACCGATAAATTTATTGTCTGTATCTTCTTCTGTCATTTCTGTACCGGTTAAGATATTAGTTATTCCGTATCTAAGAATCTTAAACGGAAGATGACGCTTAAGCCAATGTCTTATACCTACACTAAGTTCCTTAAGATTACGTCCGTTCGGATCGGTCATAAACACCTGTGCTCTTTTAGTATCTACCCAGAAATGACCAAATTCTGAACTAATTATTTCAGTACTCTGGGTTCCAGAATAACCGAGGTCGGTCGTGTTGTACTCCAGAGGCCGGGACGCAAACAGACCGCCGGTGCCCATCTCAGCCTGCCCTGGGGAGGTGCGCTCCTTGATTACGTCTATGGCGTTATGGAGCGAAACCTGATCCTCGAACCTGACAAGAATCTGATCGGATTCAATACGCTTCATGTGAATAAGCTTCCCATTACTGGTTGGGAACTCATGATAATCCATAGGCTTGTACGTCAACCACGGATCTGTTTGACTGTTTTCAGATACGTCAGCCCTACTCCATATAACACCATTAGGTCGCTGGTAAGCACAGTCATAAAAACGACGTTCGTATGTTGCCGGCAATACATTAGGTGTCAATGTCATTCTTGATGAGTATATAGGACTTATCTTATAATCATTGTCCCTATGAATAGATACGTTCTTTTCTTGTGTCCACCAAACGAAATCTCCTACTTTTGGGTAGAATAATTCATGGGGCTGAGGTCCCTCTAATCTGAAATTACAATTTATTTCAGACTCTACAAGGAACTGAGGTATCCCATAGAACCATGTGTAAAATCTTCCATTAACGTACTTGCCTGATGTGTCGCCATTCAATTCGTACAAACTCTTCCTGTTTGGATAAAAAGCGTATCTTCCCTTATTCGAAGAAGTCCAGCTATTAAAACGTTCGTTATCTATCGTCTCAAGAGCATCTTCTCCAGTATCATAATTAACGAAATATCTTGGATACCCTACATTTCTGTAATCCATATAAGGGAAAGGTATCATATCTCCAATACCAAAAGCGCTATTATAAAAAATAGGAAATTTTCTCTTTAACGAAAATCTGGTTATCACCGTATCGCCACCGAACATCAGTTTCTTTTCATTAGTGAAAAAGCCACACCCTCCTATAGAAATCCACTTTATATCTTCTATTTGACCATATTGATCCGGCCTATATCGCATAAGCCTCATATACGGAGAGCAAATGTATGAAACTGATTTGGATTGTTCGAATGTTCTTCCTGCTACAACATCGCTTCCAGCAATAACCGAATCATCTATACGGCTACTGTCGTAGTTGTAGACATAGTTCGGATATTCCAATAAATATTTCGATTTACCATCTCCTTTTTCACCTGGATCACCAAATGATAAAAATAACGAAGATTCACGATCTATATTATTAACAAATAAGAATCGTCCCTCATTATCGTTTTTACCGGTTCCCCATTTAGATGACATACTGGCATCCATCATAGGATATACACCGGACTTCATGTATTTAACAGAAGATAAACCACGAGCAAAATTTCGTTCATACTTATCCTGGTCTGTTATACCTATCATTGAATTATATAATCCTACAGAAGTATAATACCATGCATGATTACGTCTTGGCCCATTGTTTATAAACGTATTAAGCCAATCATAACGGTACTTACCGTACAATATTGGTCCCTTAGCAAGAGTTTGACTGATGGTTGACACCATTGAAGAAAACAGCATGGCCACACTTAAATTCGTTAAGAATCCTCCTCCGGTAATACCGGCCGACCCTCCTATGTATCCAGACTGCGCCCTTATCTGAAGCTCTTCTGCTATCATAGCGGCTATTGTGGCACTTGATTCAACTGCGGCAAGTGACGCAGCCATCGTGTATGCAGCAGGACCTAAGATAGTCCATTTTGGATGATCTTCGACAGGTACGAAACTGCCCACAGACATTCCTCTTTGAAACCCATCTATACATACTTCATTTGGAAGTTCGGGCTTGTTGAAATAAATATCAGGCGAACAGAATGAATACCACACGTTTCCTCCTTTGTCGAAAGGATGGGATATAAACTCGTCTCTTTTTCCAGACGTATAATTATATTGATCCTGTGATAGGTCATTATATGGGTAATTAGGATAGATATTTACATTACCATCGTCTCCTATGTATCTAAGCATATCATAAGCTAATCCTGAAGCCACAACCGACCTATTTAGCCTCCTATCTCCACGATACAGTTCATATCCTACGATCGTATCTCTTTGTTGTTGCGTAATCAAACCAGAATCTACCGCAAAATCCAAAAACACTTGTATGGTGTTCTCATCCACCATAATACCTACCGGATATATTTCAGAAGCTATGTCATATCCACGTTCATCACTGTTCATAAAAGGTATATGCTTGTTATCTGGGAACCGGTAATGACGTATAGGTTGTTGGCAAAATACGGTAGAAGTATCTACTCCTCCATAAGAATGACCCTTGAAATAAGATAATCCATTTTTGTCTGACAAAGGAGCACCATAATATTCTGTTAACTTATTCATAATATTAGAATAAGCTTCTGTTTTTTTTGGATCATCATAAGATCTGCCTGTGTCTATTTTCATCCTACTACTATCATAAAGTTCAAAATTAGCAGGATATTTCTCAGATGATTCCCAATATGCAAAATCACCGTATTTATAAGGACGAGGCTTGCAATTGATGGGCCTATCTCCACATGTCTGACATTTTGATGCAAATAAGACAGTTGATCTAAGTGTTATAGAATCCACAGACAAATCAATCTTATTTACCTCCTTTTCTCTTATACCAAAAATATACGGATATATAGTTTTACCTGTAGCAAAAGAAACACCTAAGATAGCACGAGACGGCTTCTTTCCTGGTTCTTCCTCTTCATCTGGAGTATCCTCATTCTTATATTTACAGAATTGTATTTGCCTGAATGTCATTATCCAAGGAACAGCTACAACCGGCGATTCTATTGTTACATAAAAATAATCTTGTTTTATCGTTTCTTTAAAGAATTTATCATCTATAGTTCCCCATGCGGGTCTTGCTATATTGATAATAACCGAATGTCCTGAAGCATGTTCCGGCCTATCAAAATCTACTGGTATTATGCCAAGTGGATTCCATGTCTCTATATCCTTCCAAAAAGAAACACGAACGTAATTGGTAGACACAGCATCCATTATACCATCTATCTTCCCAAGGGCTTCAAGATAAAGGACCTTATTTTCTTCCTTATATCCTTCTATATCCCATTCCTCCGGCCTATTGATTCTAATAAACCTGGCATTGGTCATTACATTCCTCACGAACTTGCGTACTACAAATTCAGAAGCAAATCCTATATTAAGTTTATCTCCAGTAGGATTTTCAAATGTTGCATTATTTACATACCCCTCAAATTCCCAGTCCGTTTCAGGTATGCCGGTGTCCGCATTTTTGTATATCATATCCTGGAGCTTCTTGGAAGCATCAGGCCAGAACTGTTCAATGCAATATTTCGGTCCGTTCTTTGATCGGTATTGATCATTTATTACCGTACTCGTTGACCTACCAGCCCTCCAATTGCCTTTTCCATTTATCTTTTCACTCCACCCATCTATATGTAAAATATATCCTCCAAGGATGTAATTATTGTTTTGAAAGTTATTATAATCAGACCTTGAAACAGTAGGATCCGAACAATAATTTTCAATATAACAACCACATGTACAAGGCATAGTGTCAAGAACGTATATAGCATCAGATACGGTCTTTAATATACTTCCTGGCTGTAAATACGGATAAAATTCGGAACAAAGGTGCTGTCTTCCATCACCGGATTTATCACCTGCGTTGTCACCAAAAAATGCTTCATCCATCCATTCAGACAAAGAATCCATTGTATCGTAATTGAATAGAACAGAATACTTATTCTGGTTCTCACCTCCGGTTGTATATAAATAGTCGGTAGACACGTGCTCCATGTCTTCTAATTCTTTATATATATAATCCTCTACAATACCAGTTATTAAAGGAACTGGAGCTGACAATATAGATTCTTGACGATGAGGGACTTCGCAGTCTCCTTCCATTTCTGGTAACCTAATATGATCAATTGGCTCCATATAATCCTGTGTTCCGTCTTCTCTGTATTTGGTAGCTATATCACATATCTGTCTTTCATTGTTTCCATTCTCCTTATTATTACAAGCTACAAGACCTATATTTTCAGACAAATAATTTATCGGAGTTCCTACAATATCATCATAATCGATAATAAATCTTGATTTCCCTTTAAAAATAGCGAAATTTCTTTCCACTATAACAGTTTGACCTACGGTAGCCGGGTTATTACACTGTTCTTCATCTATAACAACCGCATCGTCGTCAATCAATACCCCATCTCCTGCCGTATTGCTATACTGCCATACATATTCCCTTTCCACTCCTGAACAATTCGGAGCATATGCGTTTATAGACTGGTATGGGATACTGTCTTTGTTCATTTCCTCTCTTGCCTTATCAGAAGGTGGGGGAATAAGAACAAACGCTGGAGTTTTATAACCAGTAGATGTCTTAAATGATATAGAAAAAGGATATACTTCATTCCTCATGTATCCAACATACAACGAACAAGCATTACCATCTTTATACAGATCCTCGTGGGCTACCGATGCCTGCCATTTTAGGAAATGCCCCATAAGAGAAACTACAGGTTGTAAATTCCACTCTTTTTCAGCAGTAAGACCATACTGCAAAAGACGGTTTCCAACCGATACTATTCCTCTCGATGTATTATATATGGCTCTTTTTAAAGAGATATGTTCAAATGTTGTCCTTTTATTATTAAGATCAGAATAATAGTATATAGTCTTCTCTGTAATAGGATGAATACCTTCTATGAAATAATCGACTACAGGTTGTGTTTCACCATTATATCCAACAGTGTTTTGAATAACAGCTACCTTGTAATGGCTAACTTGCCTATCCAAATTAGACACCTTAAGTCTTATACCAAGATTAGTTCTTTCTCCCCATTTCCCATCATTGATTCTAATATATTGTTCATCGAATACATGCACAGGATTAGTCAATGAAGTATAGTTAGTTTTCTCGTTGCCAAATTCATCACACAGAGCCACAGCAAACTGATACACGCCCGCGCGTAGGCTGCCCCCGTACTCTATCTGTACCGGCTCTACACATGGCTGATCCAGCAGCGGAAACACCCTAAGTTTCTCACACGCCAGAAAACAACCATTCTCCTGCATGAATTTATCTCTGTCATATTCTTTATCGCATATCTTATACCCATGATAATGATACCATATATCACCTTCATCATCAGGAGTAAGGGCCTTGTCTACAATAACATACCTGGGAGGATTATAGTCGTCAGTCCAGTAAATGCATTTCCCACATTTCTCTGTCTTTATTTCTATGGTTTTTATAGGATGATAGATAGAGAAATTGAGGCACGAATCTTGCTCGTTGTCTTCCAACAAGGTTTTCATGCCAGAGCACAACGACTCCGATCCTTCTACCATAGATTCTATATCGGAGTCGGATAAGATACTTGTATCGGATTCAGGCTTGAAATAAGTTATCTTAGATACGCCCGTTTCAGGATTTGTTATAAAAAAATAGATATTGCCTGAAGTAAGATCATTCTTATAACCAATAACCTTAAACCCATCGAAATCAATACATTTAAGGTTACTGTGCTCGTTAGATCTCATCCCAACATTACCATCCTCGGATTCTATGTTGGCATTCAAGGCAAACGTATAATGCTGATCCGTAAGACTCGACGGATGCAGATCGCGGTTCATACCTGTTTGAGGAACCGCTATGTTTCTGTTATCTTCTGCTGCCATTTTATAACTGTTTGTCACAAAGATAGCAAAAGAGATTTAATCATGGATTTCTAAAGTAGGTGAAGAAAAGAAATACATTTTCAGTCTCCTACTTTATCGACCACACCTACATAAAAATCGGGATAGGATTATCATTGAAATTTCTTATTTGAATATCAATATAATTATAGAAATAATTATCAACTGGATCCATTATCGTCACATTACTTTCTAAAACCCCGTCTTTGTATGAATACAGTTCCTCATGTTCGGAATCAATGTAAAAAATATATCTTGGTAAATCCTGGGTATTAACTGTTAGATGATTATTAAACAAACTGCATTTAGAATGATCAGCAGACAGAAGTAACAATAGAAATGTATATGAAGACTTATCTCTTATTATAATATCACGATTAGATGATACATTAGACAAAACTTTGGATAAATCAAATTCTCCAAAACTTATCTTGAATTTCTTTCTTCTTATTGGAGTTATATATACTGGACTATTAACTACAATATTATTCCATTGAAATTGACTCCCTTCCATTACAGGAGAGAAACAATTACCCATAGCCATATTAACATTTTCAAATCTTCGTCTCATAACATCTACTTACGATTTATATCTTCTACCCCTAATTAACACAGTACCATCACCGCCGGCTCCGGCATAAACCATAGAGTATCTGACGCCGCCTCCTCCGCCGCCATAACCTCCTCCTCCTTTACCAGATCCGTTTGTTGATCCTCCTGTTCCAGATCCTTCACTATAATCGGATATTCCGCCTTGGAATACTACTCCGGTATTGGTTTCTCCGCTTCCACCACCGGCATTTCTTTTACCGCCGGATTCTCCAAAATCTCTGGTAGTATGACCTTGACCTTTGATTACTCCATACTCTTCTCCATTAGTGTCTCCACCATCCGAAGCACCATCTTGCGTATATGACGAACTGCCGGCACTACCACCATCTCCTCCCTTCCACTTATTAGCTCCCTTTCCTCCATTTGCTCTATAAGACGAGCTCATAAATTGAGAATAACCACCATCTTTACCAGGAGAATTTTGTTCGGCTTGATAAACTTGTGCTCCTCCTTTTCCTACTGTTATAGAAATAGATTGACCAGGTTTTACAGCAATAGCTTCTCCGTCTTTCCAGCCTTTGTTATCAGATTTGAAGGTCTTGGTATAACCACCTCCACCGCCGGCAGAGCTACCGCCGCCTCCGCCTCCAACTAAAAAAACGTCTACGAGAAAACAGCCATCAGGAACTATCCATGTGTAATTGCCAGCCGGATAAAACCTTATAAGAAAGTCTTCAAGCTCCCTGTCTTTATATTCGAATCTCCTCCTCATAATTTACGCAAATATATAAAAAGAATCATTGTGATATATACTACTCTCTGTTGCAGAAGTAAGACAATCAACATCTTCATCTGCATTATTAATAAGATCTCTCATTCCATCGTATCTATTAGAAAACATAAAAACGTACCTCTGGTCATTTATCTGAAACTTGTATATAATACCCTGTTGTTCACTTGCAGGATACGGGTCAAATCTAATCCATATTGCCATTGGTTCGTAACCGGTAGAGGTGCTTGAAAACGAAAAAGAAACTGAACTATGAGTATGAATATTAAAGGCCGTTCCTTCTCTAAGTTGATTCAATACGCTATTTATCTTATCCTGGCTAATTGTATCGGATTTGATTTTATTCATTAAATTAAATAACCTGATCCTATCTCCAGGCTCGATTTCTGTTTCTACACAATGATAAATAGCTCCATTACCAGATCTCTGTTCTTCAAAATATCTTCTCCTACTCATAATGATACTCCTTCCTATAATAACCGAGGAAACTAAACCCTTCCGACTCCTTCCTCAAAACATCATGCTTATTCCAATACTTTTCTAAGTCGAAAGCCTCTCTTTCGAATACGATATTATGATATGCCTTATCATGATCGCGATATATGCACAACCTAATCAGGTACTCAATTAAATACCATGTATAGTATAAAAATATTGGAATAAGGGACAGCCATAACATCCACCATCCTGCATTACCGAATAAGAGACACAATCCTATTGTAAGCAATGATATAAACATACCAAAACAAAACATTGTATGATACTGATTACAATGCGACTCTTCATGATATTCGGCCTTCAATGATATAGCATCACGTTCGGTAAATACGGCTCCAAATAACATAATTGTTTTGTAGCCGTCAATGAACGTAAATAACTTGGCTATTTTTGATTTATAATATATTTTCATTGTCAGAAATCATTTTATACCAATTGCACAAAATCAAAAACTCAATAGGAGAATTAACTCCATCCCATTCCCATTCCTTAAGGTAGGACTCTAAGCTGCTTCTATCAACGTCTTCACACCCATGAAGAAAAACCAGGTGAGGCATAAATAGCTCTCCCCCTTCCAAAGACTTGTTAAACTTATTAACCAGCCTCTTTCTAAACTTAGGACCGTACCATGATTTTTCATTTGTAGATCCAAGACAATAATAAGAATTGTTTTTAACCTTAATACCAAACCATTTACATACGTATGGATGATATACTCTATCTGCTAAGAATATAAATGGCTTATACCATAGGCAATGCCAGAATGTACTGCACTCGCCTCCAAACTTCTTAAAAGCCCATCTGAACCCTCCAGAGAAGTACCAATTGTTAGCCCCTCTCTTAACCTTAACTTTGTATTTAAGATTCTTGTTACGATTACTAACCCTATCCCACGGCTTAACCTTATCAGTGTCCATATCAGGAAGAAATGTCCAATGATGAAGCAAGGCACTGTAATAAGGATTGTATATCTTGTGTCTGTTTCTAATAACGTACTCAAAAATATCGTATCCTACTTGCCCGGCTTCTTCAAATCCTTTTTCTGACAAGAAAGCTAATATAGGAGCCAGATTCCAGATCTGATCTTGTGAAGTGAATGGGGAGAAGCATGGATCTTCGTCTTTTAACTCTATACCATTAGTGTACCCGGAACTTATCTTGGAAAGACCGAATTTGCTTGCATCTTCACTATGGATATCGTCTCTTAAGAAAAATCCTTTTTCGAATTTGAAATAAATACCTTTATTGCTATTAAAAAATAGATCATAAGTAGTATCGGCAAGACGAGTAAGCACCAGTATGGCATTACGAACATCATCTTTTGTCTTGTAACCAAGAATCATTTCCGTATATACAAGCTGAAGATACTGGGCCAGGTTAATGGTTCCGTCGCCGACCCAGCCTACCCCGTTCTTCACCGACGACAGTGGGATGCACGAGGCCTGCTCTGTGTAGCTGGAATCATAAACGAAATCCCGGTAAAACACCTCCTTGATCTTATTGTATTTATTCCAAAGGCTTTCCATATCTTAACCTATAACAATAACACAATCACGCTTTTCCTTATTATAAACCATCGTACCCATCTTAGTGTACAGACCTTTTATATTTTGGTAATTGGTTTCACCATGAGCCGAAACGTTGGTAGTAATGCTGTCGGAGTAAACTTCTTCGCCGCCTTCGTTAATGAAGTTAAATCCTTGTTTAACCATCTCTCCTCCAAGGTAGGCTGTAAAAGACACAACGACATTTCCTCGCCCTCTATTCCCATACCAATTACCATAGATATCGGCATTGATATTAGGTTCCGACTCGTCCATGCCCGGCGCTGATAGCAAGGTCTTCATCTTAATAAGTGCCCCTTCGAGTCCTGACTGCATGTTATCACCACCATAAATAAGGTAATCACCTACCTGTTGTTGGGTAGTAGCCCACTGCTTACTCCATCCAACGTATTTATTATCTACATCCGAGATGCCTGTATTGGTGAACCCGGTTGCAGTATCAAAATCAGAACCGTCTTCTGATTCCCATCCGTATCTAAGAACAAGATAATCGAACTCAGGAATTACAACGACCTGCTCGCCGGCAGCTTGTGTGATTGTAACGCTCTTACTCTCTCCACCAGCCGCTACCTTAGCTACGCCTCTACGATCTTCAGCTACCGGATTAGGGCCAGCTGTGAAAATGATGTTTGCCGGTCCTACGCCTCTCATTTTGTCGGCAGTTACTATTTCGCTTGCACTAACTTCTAACATTTTGTTTATTTTTTTAATATTTCGAATACGTATATCCAACTCGACAAAAATACTATCGGGCAATACATTGTCTCTACCAAACTTGCATCTCCTTTAAATTGCCTGATTGACCAAACAATCATAGATACAATAACACCAAGCAAGTATATAAATAGAACTACTTCCGTCATACCAATTTAAGTATATTGTCAATTACAGGATACGCCTTAGTATATATCTCAAACTCAGCACGGCGCCGTCTAAGAGGTTCGTACATGCCTTTCAATGTCATACCCATCATCTTAAGTTCGGTCTTAGCATTTTTCAGCTTAACCAAATCTTGCTGTGCATATAACTTAAATAAGTCGGCGACCCCTTGTGCCTCTCCATTATACATCAGTTCCTCAAAGAATCTCATCTTTACAAAATTATCTACATAATCCAAAACCAAACCTTGAGGCGTATCTGGTATAATTATATTAGATTCTCCGTCAAAAGGAAGAGACCGGTACTGCATGTAAATAGGACCATCAAAATTAGCATACAGGAATCCGTTTACGATATTTATCTCATACGGACTATTCTTGACCACCTTATTCCGGCATTTACTCAAACAAGAATCACGAAGCATAGGCTTGGCAAGACCTAACATTACCGGCCGGTCATAATAGCAACGAACTTCATGATCGCGATCGTGGGTGTTAATATAAAATTTTTCAACTATCACTTTCTCGCATTCGTCTTTACAACATTCATCGCAAGAACACCACCTATAACTTCTTTCGGTGCGTTCTTTCCAGGCTATTGTATTTTGAAGTTCTGGTATCACCTTGTCACCTTCCGGCACCTCATACCCTTTAAAATCACATTTAAAAGCCAAAATAAGATCAAAGTAATCACCAGGCATACGAGCCTGCCCTCGCTTGACATCCACTACCGCTTCCTTACGCATAGTAATATCGCCTCCAAACTTCTTCAGGGCAATTTCTACCCATTTGTAGATGGACACCTCATCTATCAGATCACGCTTGTCAAATGATCTTAAAGACGATTTTAACTCTATGATATAATCTTCGACTGTCATAACAAAAAATATGGAGGACAGGAAACGAACCTGACCTCCACAAAGATATAAATAATCTGTCTAATACCCTATTTTGTATTTTCAAAAGTTAGGATCTTCAAACTTACCATACTTCAAGAAAAGGCTCCTACACTTTTCCTTTATCCCTTTAAGTGTAGCCTCATATCCGGCACCAGTCATGTAGATGGTTTGCTGATTAACTCTTTCCCCGGAATATTTGTCAACAAAATATGATCTGTAAACACCAAACTTATTTTTGACAATATCACTGTATAGCTCCCATCTACCCTGCCCATTTCTGAACATAAACTTGACTTCCTCAAGAAACAAACGAAGATTCTTTTCTGCGATGATGATTCCATTCTGCTCAAGCTTCTTCGCCACATCTCTGATTAGCCACATGTTTTCATGATCCACCTTCTTAAATGACTCAGAAAACTCTATATCCCCCTTCTTTTCTTCTAACGTATTTACAGCTATTTCTTTTTCCATTCTTTCTTGCTCCGCCCTTTTATGTTCAGCCAAAGCAATAGCTTCCGCTTGCTGAGCTCTACGATACTGCTTAGCCCATTCTTCGGCTGCTTCTGCCGGATCAGTAAAATTTGGAATAGAAACCAAGTTTGATGTTAAAAATTCTTTTATCTTCGAGTTACACCATAATCTAAAATCAGTATCCAACCATCTCGCAAAATCTATGGCGAGATCTTCAAACATCCATGTACCTCCTCCATTTTCAGGACTTCCAAGCATAGTTGTAACTATCTGATTCTCAGAAAGGTGGGAAAATCCCACCATTGACTTAATTAATTGATTTACAGACGGCAACCTTAGATACTCGGCAGGTTTCTTATTGAATGCTTTTGCCATCTGTGTGGCATTTAATAATATACCATAAGAAGTTTTTATAAAAGAAACATTATGGCCATTATAGCTAAAAATTTTAGATAATTTTACAGATAAATCCATTTCGTTGGATTCTGACGTCAAAATAATGTTACTATCCTTCGCATTGTTTTGAAAATTGTTTACCTTTGCCTCCATAGAGCTTTATTTGTATAAAGATATTTTGTTAGCATTATATCCGTCCGCTTGCGAAAGTAGACGGATATGCAAAAATAGTGATTATCCTATATCTACAAAGGGTGATCGCTATTTTTTTTCTACGACCTTCTATGTCCCAATTCTTTATCTTCGAAAACTCTCTTAATCTGGAAGTCTTTAAACACCCTTCTTTTAGCAAGTATTTCATTGTACATAAATCGATATCTTCGTCCTTTATTCATTTTAACCCTTAACTTCTTTTTCAAGCTATCTTGTATTACAAAATGGTAATATCTTTTAGAGTCTGCGAAATCCATAGCCAGGTGGTTGTAGAGGTAGCCGTTGGTGCCGAGCCTGCTCACGATGTCCAGGTCCCGCCTGACTGCAAAGCGCTGCCCCGGTATAAGAACATGGCATAAGTATCCTACGTTATCTACGTAAACACCGGCATCAGCTTCTATGTAATGTTCTGATACGGTTTTCCATATAATAGACAACAGCCTTAAAACCTCTCCTCTGTCTCTTATCATGCCTTTCTTAAAACCATTCTTTCTTTTCATAAGACGATGGTAGTAGGCTGCAAAATACGGTGATTGTATTGATGTACGTTTCATTTGTTCAAACAATAATATATATAAAATTAGAGGTGGAAATATCTCCACCTCTAAGCTACTGAACAATTTGACTTTTCTGATTGGAATCAAGATTCGGATTTTCATCGACAGGAATCTGTAACCTGAATGCTACTTCCTTTATCGTCTCTGCCACTACATATTCGATCAATTTAATAGGGCAGATAAATTCGTATTCCCATTCAGACTCACACCCTTTAGGTGTAGGATCGCAGGCCATTAACTCCAGCGCCTTCTTTCTTCTTGTTGTAAAGAACTCTACGTTAATAAGCTCTATATGAAAATCCGGTATATAAATATAGTCGTTTTCTACATAATAAAAAGGACGCCGTTCTTTAACGTATTTAGCATACGGTCTTTTTTGTTCATTACGATACGACTTTATTTCAGCGAACTTAAAAAATATGGTGTTATCTACGTTAGTCACCTTGGTAATAGCCGGTCTAAGGGCAGAATAAAGAAGTCCTGGAAGTTTATGCTTTGACCGCATAAGTGTATTACATAACGCAAATTCGGCATCGCAGCAAACTATTTTATCAACTTCAATCATCTCCAGGCAAGTAACGTAAGTTAGGAGCCGGTGGTCGCCAAGTAACGTCCCGTCATCCCACCTCTGGGCTGTATAAGATTCGGCTTTAGTTCTACCGATATTCAATATCCATCTACGACTAACATGCGAATCTTTGTCAAGGGCATGAATACCGTTTACGACTCTTGATACAAATTCACCATTAGTGATCATGCTCCCCTCCTTTCTTTTGCTCTTGATTCTCTTGATTTAGCATTCAAGATCCTCATATAAATCTCTCTTTCACTCATGCCGGATATGGTTTTTATAGCATCATCCAACATAACTTTCGTATATAAAGGTTTAGGGAATCCCTTTATCTTAACCGGATCAGGAACTAACTTAGCCTTCCGATATTCATAAAATCTTTTAGAAGTTACATTAAGATAAGAAACAGCCTCTTCCCCGGTATAATACTTAGCCGGATTAGCAAGTTGCGTCCATGTCTCAAGATCGTTGGCTGTAAGATGATCGCATTCCCCGCTTAAAAACATCTCCTTTATCTTATCGCATACCGCCGCACCGCTTTTACGCAGCGTCTCTGTCAGAATTTCTTTCATTTTCAAAACATCCTGTTTTAAATCTTAAAACAATAGAGGCAATGATTATCAAAAGAGTAACAGCCATAACAGACCACACTACGATATTGTGTTCAATAGGCATCTCAATATTAACCGTAACCCTTTCTACACAGATATTAAAAATCATGCTATAGATCAATAACCTATGCCATATACAAAACCTGAACATTCTTGAAAAAGCCAAGAGAAATAGGTCCCATGATAGAGAATGACCTAATATCGGATACAGCCAATTAGTGATACTAAAAGGATAAAACTCATCAAAAATGCTGGCTAACATAATAACCTGCATCAACACAGGATAATACTTCACAAACGTCACACAGACATTCCTTTGCCCTTTACTAATAAAATTGTTGCTCATAATATGTTGTTGTTATGTTACTAAAATGGGGAAGGCGATCAGCACCTTCCCCTGGTTTTCAATCACTTTTTAGTGCTCGTCTTCTTTCTTTTCATCTTGCCTCCAACACTACCGCCTTGGCGCATTTTAGGTTTGTCTTTCTTATCGACTTCACCACCCTGACGAGCTTTCTTTTTACAAGCCATGATACTAAAAATTTAAAATTGAATGATGTGCAATATTAATCATTTTTGTTCTAATAACCAAAATGAAATACAGCAAAAGGGGCAATTAAATTAATTACCCCCTAATATGCTTATCACAACCTAACAGATGCGGTTGGTTTACCCCAGAAACTATAAACACATCCGTTTTCATCACCTTCCATAGCCATGCCCGTAAATGGATTAAAGCTACATCTTACCCAGCATCCACAGCTTTTAGCGTTGCAAGTATCAGATGATCCACCACAAGCAGAAGGAGTAGAAACAGGCTCTCCGTTTATATAAACAGGTCTGTATTTCAATGCGAAATATCCATTCTCGACACTCGTACAGTAAATACCGGTAACAACAGATCCGGCAGGAACATTAAGACGTGATCCGTCCTTCGTACTTGCGGTTACTGTTTGAGTCTCTCCTCCGTAAGTTACATTCACACCGCTTTGACCTCCTTCAGGTATCAATGGCGCATACCAGAATTGGAACTTTCCGTTTTCATCCCCTTCCATGTACATGGCCATTATAGCATTTCCGCTCGGACAACTGTAATTACATCCCTTCTTGTTCATAGTGGCAGATTGCTTTTGACGAGAACTGTCACCTATTAAAGAAATAGTAACAAGAGGCTTTTCTGCCGCAGCTTGTTGTATGTTAACAGTAAGTGTCTTTCCTGTAGCATTCTGCGAGAAAACAACTTTTCCCTGACGAGAAGAAGATGTGCTTGTGTTAGCTGTCATAGTTATCTTAGCTACCGCCCCCTTATCTGTTGGAGAATCGTAATCAACAGAGCACCATTCAGGCTTAGATTTTACACTATATGGTGCATAAGACGAACCTATGGTACTAAGTATAGTATATTGAATGGTTTGAGAGACGGCTGTTCCAGACCATGACTTATCTGATGCTGTTCCATCATTAAAGGTGAAAACAGATACAATCTCTTGAGTTATATTCAAAGTGATTTCTTTTCCTGATTCATTTTGAACAAAAACAATTGATCCAGATCTTTCAGTTGTCTCAACATTAAAGGTTATAGAAACTACAGCTTTCATGCTTTCAGATGTCTGGTCTCTATAATCAACAGAACACCAAGAAGGTTTTGACTTAACAGAAAAACCTATATATGAATCGCCTTTTGTACTTATAATAACCTCTTCAATACTATTGGAGTTACCAGTTACAGACCTCGACTTGCTCGTTCTTCCATCATGGAACTGAAATTCGTATGGAGCATATCCACATTTTCCAACTTCAAGCTCGTATTTTACATCTTGATTTCCACAATCATCGTGACGAACGTATTTTACCTTATTGCTGTTGCTATTGCTTCCACATCCAGCTTCTTGCCAAGAACCGTAAGATCCACAATTACAACAATTCCTACAATTTACAGAATATTGACGATCTACGCTACCAGAGCAACTGTCACGATAAGCATTATACTGAGTATGACCTACGCAGTCTCCTGTTCCGTAATAAGACCAGTCTGTACAAGATTCTCCACCTCCATTAACCCACCTTGTGTTGTTGTAAGAAGAAGAACATGGATTGGTGTCACGTTGTTGTTTCTGAGACGTGCAACCGTCGCAACGGGTGCTTCCGGTATCCGACCAAGAAGGAGTTGTGCTATCATCTACGCAATCACCGTTTTTGTTAGCTACTGCCTGACCTTGTGAATTTACAGCATCTTGAGCCTTTTTGTTGGCATCAGCTTGACTGATATTGGACGTAAATGGACCACCTACTTGATCTTGTGTTACGGTAACAGAAGAGCCATGCTGACAGGTTCCGCAATTATTTCTGGTGAAAACCTTACTTGCCTTACCAGTCCAGGTACAAGTTCCCTGCGCGTCAGCAAGAGCCTGGCCCTGCTGCTCGACGGCAGCTTGAGCCTTGCTATTTGCGTCTTCCTGACTTACGGTAGACGTAAAAGGACCGCCAGTTACATCATCTTGGTCTATGGTAACTTTAGATCCGACACCGCCGTCAGCACATTGCTTTGTAAATTGCTTGCTATATGTTCCGGTCCAGGTACAAACCTTTCCACCACCTTCTACCCATCGTTCATTTTCTCCACCATAACATTCGTTGGTATTAACCTGTTTTTTATAAGATTTACCACCTTCACATTTGGTTTCGAGCGGTTCCGAATCTTCCCATACAGGATCGGTGTTATCTGTTTCACATGTTCCGTTCTTGTTAGCGTAAGCCTGACCTTGTGCTTCTACGGCTTCCTGAGCTAATCTATTTGCCTCTTCCTGACTTTCATTAGAATAGAACGGTCCACCCACCATGTCTTGTGTTACGCTCATCGGAACGCCATGCTGACATGATCCGCAATTGTCTTTCGTAAATTCCTTGCTATATACGCCTACGAACCTACATTTACCTTTCTGATTGGCAATATTCTGTCCTTGGGCTTTAACAGCTTCCTTGGCCTTATTATCAGCATCTTCTTGACTTACGAAAGAAGTAAAAGGATTGCCTTCAACATCAGCTTCACTTACCTCTACTTCCGTTCCTGAATCCGGTATCTCACAGTCGTCTTTCTGGAACGTTTCTGTGTAATGACCGGTCCAGCTACAAACCTTATTTCCGCCGTCTACCCAACGTTCCTGATTATGAGTTTCAGAACATTCATTGGTGTCACGTTGCTTTTTCTGAGACTTACCTTCGCTACATCTAAGTTCTTCCGGTTCTACGTCTTCCCATACAGGATCGGTGCTTAATGGCGTACAGTTACCGTTTTTATTAGCATAAGCCTGACCGCCTTCTTCTACGATCCTACGAGCTTCTGTATCTGCCGCCTCTTGACTTTCTGTTGATGTAACAGGGCTTCCATTTACCATCTCAGCCGTAACCTCCATCTCTACACCTTTATGACAAGCCTCGCATTCGGGAACGAATCTCTTGCTGTAATGACCGGTATAGACCGTCATATCTTCGCAATTCCCTTTATTATTGGCAATAGCCTGACCTTGCTCTTTGACAGCAGCCTTGGCCTTGTTATTAGCATCATCTTGGCTTACGGTAGATGTGAAAGGAGCACCAACAACATCTTGTTCGGTTACCGTAATCTTAGATCCTACCTGACCTTCAGTACAATCATTTTTGGTAAATTCCTCACTGTATTTACCAGTCCACGTGCAATGGCCGTCCCGGTTAGCTATGGCCTGGCCCTGTTGCTCGACAGCAGCCTGAGCGAGCGCGTTAGCCGCCTCCTGGCTTTCGTATGAAGTAAAAGGACCACCGGTTACATCGTCTTGGTCTACTGTTACCTGAGAGCCTACGCCTTCTCCTTCACAATTGTCTTTTGTGAATACCTTGCTATATACACCAACAAATTGGTTTTTATCTATGCAAGTACCTTTCTTATTTGCAAGATCTTGTTTCTGTTCTTCCATAGCGGCCTCAGCCAGCGCATTAGCTGCCTCCTGGCTTTCCCTTGACACAAAAGCATCTGGGTATCCGGCAAGATCCCTTTCAGTCAAATCAACGAAGCTTCCGGTCTGAGATTCGGCATCGCAATCATTTTTCTGAACACGAGCCGAAGCCTTTCCTATAAAATAATTAGGATCCTCAATGCATTCACCATTAAGGTTGGCTTGTTCTTGACCGTTTTTCTCTATATCATCAAGAGCCTTCTTATCAGCATCTTCTTGACTTACGTCTGATGTGTATTTACCGGCTTCTACTGTGTAAGTGTAAGGTGCTCCGACAAACCCATCTTCGCAGTCATTCTTATAAAATACTTTTGACTTCTCTACGTTATACCATAAATTTGTTTCACAGGTGCCATGCTCATTAGCATAACCTGGACCTTCAGCTTCCAAGGCATCCAAAGCCTTCTGATTAGCATCCTCCTTAGAAACAGAAGAAGAGAAGCGGCCGGCTTCTACAACGTACTCTACCATAGATCCAACTTCGGTTACCTCACAATCTGTCTTTTGGAACATCTTGGATTTCCTGTCGTTGTACCATTTTATGGTATTACAAGTTCCGTGAGAATTAGCATAGTCTTGACCCTTGGCATCCAACTCAGCTTCAGCCTTACGGTCAGCATCTTCCTGGCTTATGGTAGAAGAGAACTGCCCGGCTTCGATAGTCATAGTAACCAAACTTCCTTCTTCAGTATCAGGATCGCAATCGTTCTTTCTAAACGACTTTGATTTCTTGACATTGTACCATAATATGGTTATACAACGACCATGCTCATTAACCCAGTTCTGACCATTTTGTTCAATATCTTTCATAGCCTTGTCATCAGCATCAGACTGAGATATGATAGACGTGTATTTTCCGGCCTCAACAACGTACTCAAGCTCTTCCCCTTTCTCTGTCTCAGAATTACATCCTTCTTTTGTGAAAAGAGCTGACTGTCTTTTATTTCTATAAACTACCTGTTCTTTTTTTTTTTGAACTAACCTACATTCTTCAGATACGCTACCGTCCCTGGAAGACACCCTTATCTTGACACTTCTGTTGGCACCAGTATCATTTTCATCAAAGTAAATATTAACCTTACTGTTAAGACTGCCTTCTTTCTTATCTATGTTCGCCCAACAATTACCTACTTTCATTCGCTGATCCTCCATCTTAAATTTTCGGGATTTGTATTTACGTTGATTACCTCCGGTGATCCATCGGAATCAAGATTAACAACATCCTTGTCCAGGTGAATTTCCTCCTTATCCACAGACTCGCATTCAACTATTTCAATAACATAATCTTTTATATTACTTTCTATACTTAACTGCGTGCTTGTTTCATCACCCTCAACCTGTTCAAATTCCTTATCCAATTTAATGTAAGGAACAATCTTCCCGGGCTGATAAATAGGAATCAGTACACCATTTATAGTTATGTTCTCATTAACTTCATTCCCATCCTCATTACCAGGCATGGAAACAATCATCGAAACCTGGAACGTGTCTTCAAGACCCGGATCACCAGGGAAACCATAATCAAGCCTAATATCATTGACGTCAATATTAAGACCGGAAGCGGTGGTAAATGCTTTTATGACACCCTTTATATCTTTCTCACCCGTAATAAGGGCATTGATCGAAGCGGCGTTGGTAGTAATAAGGATCTGCTTATCTCCACCAGATATAGGGAACTCCAGCCTGCTAACCGAGACTTCTGTGATTTTAATGCCTTTTTGCCTGAAAGTAATAGCTTTCATACTTTCAGTATCGGATTTTTTCACAATTCGGATAGTGATCCTATCTTCTCTTCCTTTCCAAGATGGAGCATCGAAATTCATTTTATCACGACCGACACCTTCCTTCTTGTCCGAGGTAAGCCAAGAACCATCATCCATCTTATATATTTTCTCTCTCGACATAATTATCCTCCCTAATTTAAAGTGTCAACTCCCATTCAACTCCATCATCGACAACCACCTGAACCGTAGCCGTACCTCCTGTAGCTTCAAATGTTATGTCAGTAGGAATAACGTCGAATATCTCTTGTACACCTACACATCCTAAGCCGCAGATAATGTCCTTAAACCATTCCTCTTTAGCATATTTTTTAAGAACCTCTTTAAAGAACTCACGAAGCCAATCCGAATCAATGGATTCCTTAAGTATGGTTTCTATTATTTCCTTAAGCCAAGATTCGTGCATTTCCTCTTTCAGAATCTCTTTAATAAGCTCGATAATGGTTTCTTTATCTAACTTATCAGAAGGCACAGAGCCATCAACGAGATTACCCCCGCATATAAATCCTTTGCATTTTTCTGCCATTTCTTATCCTCCTAAATTAACAATGGAACCCATAAGAACTATTTGCCTCTTCTCGGTACACGACCCTCACTTCAGCAAATTCGTCTTGTTGACACATATCCCGGCAGAACTTAACAGTACGACCCTGGACTTTATACATATCAGAAGGTACAACACCTCCGCAATAAGACACAAGCAAAATCTCTGCCGGATCTTTCTTTAGAACCACATGAGAAATACCGTCAAACACTTCCGTATTGACAGATCCACTTACGTTAATAGCCCTTGAAACGTATTTAGCTAAATTAGCTAAAGCTCCGTCTAAAGGCATACCATGATACAAACCAGCTTCTTCTATAGTTTCTCCATCATAGAATATGTTAGAAGAAGGAATATTGCAATGATGCGGGCGTTCGCACCCACCATGACTGCCAAAACAACCGTTACCTGTTATTGCCATTGTTACTCAAAATATTTATTTTTTGTTTTAAAAATTCTATTTCCCTATCCTGATATTCCATACGGCATATCATTGCATTGATTAAAGCCGTAAGATCAGATTTCTGAGCCAGACTGAAGTAGCCAGCGTTGATGCCGTCCGCGCAGTACACGCAGTTCGTGCAGGTGTATCCGTCCGGGCATGGCACCGGCGTTTCGTCCACATGTGGAACATATACGTGTTTGCCACTTAAGCCCTCACCAATTTGTGCACTCTTTTCCATTTTGTAACTGTTTTTCAAGTTGTTCAACCCTTTGTTTTAAAAGCGTATTCTCTTCTACCATCCTATCCAAAAACTTATCTATGTTTTCAAAAACCAGTTCTATATTATGCATAACCTCATTATAAGGCATACCTGGAGTTAATTTGGATATGAATGTCTTGCATCCTGTATAATGAATGCAATGATCGCTTAAATGACCATACGGGCAATCGCATTCTTTTGGAAGAATTTCGCAATTGTCCGTACAGTCATTACACGGATCAGACCCGATACAGATATTAGATCTCAGAATATCAGGTCTGTCATCTTTACAAGTGTTACATGAGTTCATGACTTATATCTTTTAATATGAATGCTATTATCATCTATGCGCCAGATTATAATCAAACGCTATATTGATTTTCAATATATTTTCTTACCATATCTTGGAGAATGCCCACCCTACAATTTCATAGGATAGATAATCCGTTCTCAAAAATAGATATTTTTTTCTGATTGATTAACTATTTCTATTGCAAGATAAAACATATATCTGCTAAGTAAATAAAATAGCCCAATAATTTGTTTATCTCGTTGATTGTTTGCAAATTTGAAAACATAAAATATAAAAACGATGTATCAAGTAGAAAGACATGTCATAAAAGACAATAGGTATGAAGAGATCTGCCATAAATCAGGTCTTCTTTATAACTATTGTCTTTATGCCTTTCGACAAGGAGTCTTTACTGGAAACTATATAAAAGAATATGAACTTTCTACGAAATTAGGAAAAGAAAATCAATATGATTTTCGTAATCTTCCATGTCATGTCTCTCGTAACGTCATAAAACAAGTAAGTGAAAACATAAAATCATGGATTAGAGCAAAGAAAGAATATGAAAAACATCCTGATAAATTTCAAAGAAGACCAAAGCTTCCTGATTACAAGAATGGTAAGAAATTGAATATAGTAGTCTTTGACGAATTGAGTTGCAGAATAAAGGAAGATGGTTGCGTTCATTTCGTAAAAAATATAATAAAACCAATTAGAACAAAAGTAAAACCAGATGAGCTAATACAAATTAGAATAATTCCTGAAGCTACATGTTTTATAGTTGAAATCGTTTATGAAAGAAAGGAAACTGATCTTGGTTTAGATAAAGACAATTTCCTTTCGATTGATTTAGGATTAAATAATCTTTGTGCATGTGTTAGTTTAGTAATGTAGTTGAATCTTTCATTATAAATGGGAAGATTGCAAAATCTGTAAATCAATGGTACAATAAGAAAAAAGCTAAGTTGATGTCTTTTGTCGGTAATAAGGGAACTTCAAATAAGATTAAAAGGATTACTTTATTACGAAACTGTTGGATAGAAGATAAGTTGCATAAGATCAGTAGATACATTGTCAACTTCTGTAGATCAAACAATATTGGAACAATCATAATCGGATTAAACAAAGGATGGAAAAACAAAATAAATATTGGCAAACGAAACAACCAACATTTTGTTTCTATTCCTCATTCTAAGTTAATCAATAAGATTGTTTACAAAGCAAAGTTATTAGGAATCAATGTTATTATCCACGAAGAGTCTTATACATCAAAGATTGACCATCTTGCTTTTGAACCTCTAAAGAAACAGGAATCCTATTTAGGTAAAAGAAAAAAACGAGGACTATTCCAAAGCTCCATTGGCAAGCTAATTAATTCTGATATCAATGGAGCAATTGGGATAGCAAGAAAAGTAATCGGTGATTCTTTCATTGGAAAGATAATCGATAGTGGGTTTGTGTTTAATCCTATTAGATTGAATGTTTTGTAATATAAATGTTTAATCTAATGAATAAAATGAATAATTTTAATAACATGCAAGATAGCATTTTTTTATCCACACCATCACAATGAGAAGTCAATCAATGTATTCCAAGCGGTTAGTGCTGCCTTTAAAAACGTATCCGCATCTGTTTTCTATCTCTACATCGGTAATAGGGAGAATAGCGTCTTTGCCATAAGTAAGTTCGCATTTTGAAATAAAATTTACTATACCTTGATAATTACCATGAAATTCCCTTGCGAGTTTCCTGCCAGTAGGAATCCCTTCTTTATTGGTTTCAGGAATACCTATCAAGCACTTTATCCAGTTTGGTTCATTCTTGTTATTGCTTCGTATTTCGTAGTTCACGATATCAAATACAATACCTTCAAGGTTCTTGACATCGATGTTGTCCGCATCCATTTTCTTATCAATACGAATCGTGCTTGTTAAATCTCGTAATTTCATGATATTTTCTATTTTTGACATTAATGAATAACTGTCACAGTGTTTTAAAAGACCGAAGTAAGAAGACCAGCTTTCATTTGTAATACACTTCTTCGCGTCTTTGGCTACCCTCTTCCTTATTGTCACATAACCTTTATTGTGTTCAGATACGCCTTTGTTATTACGGTGGAAAACATACCCGCAAAAATCAAGAGGTCTATCCATGTCTGTTATAATACAAGTATGCCTTTTAGATCTTATCTTAAGCTCATACTACCAATAATTCTTAATCCTCCATTTGGCAGTATTAGCATCCTCCTTAGTATAGAAAGCAAGGAAATTATCGTCGGCATATCTCAATGAAAAAGGAGCTATTCTCTTTGCAAGATCATCAAAATCTTTCATAAGGAGATGATGAATGAAAGGGCTTGTAGGGGTTCCTATAGGTAACTCTCCAGATACGAAACTTACGTCTATTACAAAATCTATAAACTTTTTATTTGAAATAAAGTTCTTAAGTACTTTTCTAAATACTTTGTCTTTTACATGGTTATAACATTTACGTTGATCTATAACCAGGCAATACTTCAAATCAAGTCTATCATAATAAACATGCTTTATCTTTTTAATAAGAGACCTTGATTTAGACGATGCTGTTATGCCAAATCCCGGCTTACAATTAAGACCATTCATATTATCCTTCTCATAATACAAAGGACCTAACTTTACTAAAACAAGATGCTGATAGATTCTGGTGGTAAGATCCGGGCTGTTTATTTCACGAACCTTACCATTCTTGTTTTCTTTTACAAGTTTGCGATATTTGATTTTGCTAACATAAGTACCATCTAAATACCATTCATACAATTTTAACGAATTACCATCAAAATCAGAATTAAAATTAACAACATCATTCTTTTTAGAATGGTTTTTAAATGCCGCTTCGCATGCTTCTCTAATATCATCCAAACTTACATCTATATAGTTTGAAACTGATTTCAGTTGTGGGCTAATGACGGGCTTACGACCGTCGCGCATCTCTATCATATTTTTATCATATAACCTCATACGCTTGTCTTTTATTGATTCTCCACTCCTGGGAAAGATTAAAAAGAATATACCCAATTTTTTAGCCCACACAGGGCAAGGCCGCAATTGTTGCGATTCGTATTAGAAGCGGCGTTATTCGCATTCAGATTACGAGGCGAGCAATTGCCATTGTTCGCATTACCGCCGAAACGAGCAGCCAATTCTTTTTAACCTTTTTCTCAACCGTTATTTGCTATTTCAGAGGTCAGATCCCAATGTAAAACTTGTTAGCAGACTAACGGATTTCATTGAATAGATTTTTATTGTTTATAATGTTAACTATCTCTGTTGTCTAATGACATTGCAAATGTATGTATAATATTTTATAGCTACAAAACAATTTGTATTAAATATTTTAAATTTTTGTTTTGTAGCTATAAAATATTATATTAACAAGATACGGCTGCGCCGTGATATAGTATATAAGGCTGCGCCTTATCGCTGCGCTTATGATGGCTGCGCCATCAATGGGTTACACCCATCAAACCTGCGGTTGACTGACGTCTAATAACAACTGGGCAAGGCCGCAATTGTAGCAAGTCGTAA